CTTCTGATAATTTTTGATATGCTGAAATACCATACGAATTAACTTTATCTTGAAATTTTTCAATAAATGTTTCTGATAATTTTTGATATGCTGAAATATATTTCCAATCAACGTTATTTTTAAAATTTTCAATGAATTCTTCTGATAACTTTTGATATGCTGAAATATGTTTCCACTCTAATTCATTTTTAGAATCTTGTATATAAAAATTAAATTTAAAATCTAAATTCAAATTTTTAATTATTGATTTAATTTCATTTTTCAATTTTTTTGTCATTTTATAAATCCTTCATTTATATATTTTATTATATCTTTCATTTTAAAATGACCAAAATCTCTTGGTTCAGTAACAGATTTTTTATTTCCACATACATCACATATACCATCATGATATGTTGCAACATATGGTTCTTTAACAGTGCTTTCCCAATTAGGTTTAATATCATTAGCACACTTTCTACAGATCCACGTAGGATACTTATATTTTTTCTTAAATACATTTAATAAATTAGGTAAATTTTTTAAATCATTAATATTCATCATATATTACTCCTCATTATTATAATAACCGTTTTTATATTTATCTATTTCTTTTAATGCATCTTCATCTTGCTGTTGTATTTTTTTTAATCTATTATTTTTACACCAATCACAATCTCCGTGATTTCTACATGATGAAGATATACGTTTAGAATCATTATATTGTTTTCTATGTTCTTTTCCATACTCTATAGCCTTATCAAGAGACATTGTGTTATTCCTCCATCATTAAAAATTTATCATGTAATGATTGTTCTATAACATGTAATTGATCAATAACATCATTTTTAGATTCTTCAATGGTATTTCCTGATCCAATCATTATATCATTATCAAAGTGATCTTTTACATGTAAAAATATCTTATTATCTAAATTATATTGCGTTATAATATACATTTTTTTTTCTCCTTTTTAATTCAAATCAATAATTTCGAATGCTTTACATCTGCATTTATTTGTATTTGGTATCCAAATTCCAAAGTCTTCTATTGATACTTTAACTTTGACATTACCTTTAGAAAAAATACCTAAACCAAAACTATTTTTATTATGTTTATTAAAATCACAATGCCAATCTTCATATCTTCCTATTTTATCATATGATATATTTTTATTCCATACACCTCTATTCCATTTATTATGTTTTCTAAATGCATATAAATATTCACCATCAAATTTTAAATTGAATTTTTTAGAATATTTTTTTATATCTTTTATCTTATCTTTTCTTGACGGTTCTGTATGTGTTAATGTTTGTATTGTAATATTTATTTTATTTTGAAATTTTTCAATAAATGTTTCTGATAAATTTTGGTATTTTGAAATACCATACCAATCAACTTTATCTTGAAATTTTTTAATTAATTCTTCTGATAATTTTTGGTATATTGAAATGTAATCCCAATTTACTTTATTTTTAAATTTTTCAATAAATGTTTCTGATAATTTTTGATATGCTGAAATGTAATCCCAATCAACTTTATTTTGAAATTTTTCAATAAATGTTTCTGATAAATGTTGGTATTTTGAAATACAAATCCAATCAACGTTATTTTTAAATTTTTCAATGAATTCTTCTGATAATTTTTGGTATTTTGAAATATCATACCAATCAACTTTATCTTGAAATTTTTCAATGAATTCTTCTGATAACTTTTGATACTGTGAAATACAAATCCAATCAACGTTATCTTTAAATTTTTTAATAGAACAATTTAACTCTAGTTCTTTAATAATTCTTTTAATTTCTTTTTTTAATTCTTTTGTCATTTTATAATTCCTTTAAAACAATTTATTTACATTACCTTCTTGATTATTTTTAGTATCAGTATATATAGTTTTACCAATCATAGATAAAAAAGTATTTTCTGTTATAATAGAAATACCTAATTCAATTGCTTTTTTATTTTTAGATGTACCTGTAGACGTATCATTAGTAATTAAATAATTCAATTTTTTAGATACACCTGTTTTATATTCTCCTCCATATTGTTTTATTATATTTATTGCTTCTTCTCTACTATATAATAATAAATCACCCGTTATACAAAATGACATACCTTCTAATATATTTGAAATTTTTTCTGCTTTCTTAATAGTAATAAATTTAAAAAGAGATTTAATAATGTTATTATATTGTAATATTTGATTCATAATTAACGATGCTGTATTAGGATTAGAATAACATTGTAAATCAACATATGTATTATTTGTTATTATATTATATGTTTCATTTTCTCCATAAAAATCAATCATTTTATTAACATTCATATCACCAAACAAATCTAAACCTAACGATATTAAAAAAATTGATAATGTAGTATTAGTTTTTTCTTTTAATTGTTTTAAAAAATCATTAGATATTTTTTCACCAAATCCAGGTATAGTATAAATATCTTCTTGTTGTAATTCAAAAATATCTATTATATTTCGAATTCTATCATATTCATATAATAATTCAACAAATCTTTCCCCTATATTTTCAACACCTAATACTTCCAAAAAATAATATATAGAAGATATTACACGGTCTTTACACTTTAAATTATCACATATAATATATGTATCTTCTTTTTTAGTTACATTACCGCAACTAGGACATAGGGTTGGATATGAAATAAAATTATTATTACTTCTACTAATTACTGATGTTATTTTAGGTATTATATCACCTTTTCTTTCTATAATTACATTATCACCAATAGATAATCCACCTAATACATCTGTAATATAATTATAATTATGTAATGTTGCTTTAGTTATTATTGCGCCATCTATTTCAACTGGTGTAATAATTGCTTTAGGGTTAATTCTTCCTGTTCTAGTTACATTCCATTCTACATCTTGTAATATCGAAATCGCTTGTTTAGAAGGAAATTTTAATGCAATTTCTCCTTTAGGTCTATTATTAACAATTCCTTGTTTTTTACGAATGTATAAATCATTAATTTTAATAACAAGACCATCTATATCATATGATAAATTTATACGTTTATTATCTATATAATTATTATATATTTTTTCAATTTCTTCTATTGTGTTACATATTGTACTTGTAGTATACATCATTGAAATACAATATTCATTTAAATTATGTAAATGTTCAATATCAGTTTGATATTGATAGAATAATGTAGAATCATACATTATAAACATTAATTCATTACAAAATCTACCCGACGTATTTCTAACGATACCAGAGGTAGCATTACGTAATGTTGTAAACGGTTTATTATTTTCTTTATTTAATATTAAATTTATTTTTTCGAATGATTCTTTACAAAGAAATATTTCACCTCTAATAGTAATAGATTCAGTATACCTTATTTCTTTTGCTATATTTTGTATATTAATAATATTTTTATATACATCTTCTCCTATTTCTCCATTTCCTCTTGTTATTGCTCGAACTAATTTTCCATTTTCATAATCTAAAGAAATAGATATACCGTCAATTTTCTCTTGTACTATTATTTGATGTGATGAATAATTATCATACCAATCTTTTAATTCTTCTATATTTTTTGCTTTATTTTGACTACCCATAAAAATAGAATGTTTATGTTTTTTCCATTCTTTTGTACTAGGTATATTTGTTCCTATTTTAACAAATAATTCATGATTGGGATTAATATCATATAATTGTTGTTTTATAGAATCATAAACATCATCATCTACAATTGAGGTACCGTTATAATAAGATTCATTATATTGTTGTATTAAATTGATTATTTCTTTTTCAGTCAACATTGTTAACCTTCCATAGTTTTTTTACATTGATAAATTTATCAATGGATTCTTTTGATGAAAAAATATTATTGTTTAATCTATAATTCATCACATAATTACAATGATGTAAACATTCAAGATATACTTTAGATTTACGATACTTTTTCATATATTTAGAATCCTCTTCATTTAAATAATCATCATTTATTCTCATGTTATTACTCTCATGTTTTTATACTTATTATTATATATTATATTTTTAAAAAATCAATAGAAAAAGCAACTTTTTTATAAAAAAAATTACATAAATAATATAAAGACTAATTGTAGTAAAAAACTATAAATAATAGATAATGATTTATTTTTCAGGAGATAATATATGGCAAATGCTATACCATCAGTTAATATAACAGAAGTAAGTATAAAATCAAATGTTGTAAATGAAGCTACAGGTGTTGTAGCATATGTATTAGAATGTGAAAAAGGTAGATTAGATGATTTTATAGATATTGCAACAGATAAAGAATTTATAGATACATGTGGTGCTCCAACTACAACAACATTAGCACAACACTATGAAATATGTAAGAGTTTTTTAAGTTATGGTAATCAATTAAAAATAAGAAGAGTTGTTAATGAAGATACCGCTAAATTAGGACGTATTGGTATTATTGGTGCTAATCAAAGTCAATCAGGTTGGAGTGGTGATGCAATTAATCAAACAGGTAATGAAATATTTTTTAAAACTTCAGTAGAACATACTGTCGATACTGGATTTGATTTAGAATTTTTTGCACAATCACCATATGATAATATAGATTTACAAATAGCAATGTGTAAACCAGTTGTATCTAATTGGGCTGCTGATGTTCAAACATATGATGGTACTAATAAATTTTCTGATGTGTTTGAATTTGGTCCAGATTCTTCTAAAAAAGAAGTTGCTATTATGGTGTTTGATGGTGATGGAAATATATTAGAACAATTTATTGTATCTTTAGAAGAAGGATATAAAAATTCATTTAATGAAAATGAATATATTACTGATTATTTAAATGCTAAATCTTCATATATTTGGGGATATGCTGAAACTGGTGCATATGACAACATTGAAACATTTGAACAAATTTCTCTATTAGATGGTGCAAGAGGTGATTCACCTACTTTATTAGAAGTAACAAATGCATATGCAGAATTTATTAATAAAGATGCTGTTACTTTTGATTATATTTTAGATGGTATGAATTATTTAAATAGAACTCAAATAATTAATGACATAGTAGAAATAAGAAAAGATTCTGTTGCAATTATAGGTTGTAAATATACAGATATTTTCAACGGTACTATACCTATATCAAGCAACACTACTATTAAAGAAAATATTATAACTGATATTTCTGCACTACCATATTCTTCATGGGCTGTATATTATGCTAACTGGCATGAAAAATATAACGTTTATTTAGATAAAAGAATATGGGTTCCTATTGTTGGTGATATTGCTGGTAATAAGGTGAATTTAAATACTAATGCATATGAATGGACTCCTAATGCTGGAACAAATAATGCTATTTTACGTACAGTGTCTAAAATAGCGTGGAACCCAACAGAGTCGCAACAAAACGATTTATATAAATATGCTGCAAATGTTGTTATAAGTAAACGTGGAAAAGGTATTTGTCCTTGGACACAAAAAACTATGACTAATGAAAATATTGGTGTAAGTAGATGGAATATAAGAGAATTATTTAGAAAAATTGAAATTAATATTGGAAGTATAGCAGAAGATTATATACACGAATTTAATGATTCAATTTCAAGAAATAATTTTATTGCTAGATGTACTCCGATATTAGACGATATGGTACAAAAACGAGGTATAGTAGATTATTTAATTCAAGATTTAACTACTGATAATGATGTAGATAACTATACAGCCTTATTTGTATTTTATATAAAAGGAAATAAACCCATTGAAAATATGACATTGAAATTTTATGATACTCCTGTTGGTATCTCTTTCGATGAAGTTATTGGTTAAGTTATATACATATTATAGGAGAATAATATATGCCTAATATTGACGATTATAAAGCTAAATTTGGATATGGTAATAGAAAAAACCTATACAACATTTTATTTACATTACCTACTATTATAAAAAATATACAAGCTGAAGAACATTTTAACGGCATGGTTCAAGAGGTTGCCATGCCGTGGGCTAGGGAAATAGAAACAGAAACTATTAATGTTGCTGGTGATTATTTTAATGTAGCTAAAGATAAAAACGCAGAAGAAGATATTACTGTTAAATTTAGAGATACAGAAAATTTAATATTACGTAATATTATAGAATTATGGATAGATGTTATACAACAAGATATAACGGGTGTTCGTACAATACCCGATGAATATAAATCACCATATTTTATAGTTGAACAATTAAATCATTTAAAAGAAGTAACAAGACGTGTTCAAATTATAGGAGCCTTTCCTCAAAAAATGGATAGAATAGAATATAATATGTCCGAAGGTGGAATATCTGAATGTAGTATTGTTATGAAAATTGATGCACATAAAATTTTACCGTTAACATAAAAATAAAAGGAAAGTATGGCGTTATTAAATAATATACAAACAAATGTTGAAAACGCTCTTACTGGAATTCATGATGGTGTTAAAAGTACATCTGTATATAAAGCTGCAGTAAGTATAGCAGGACAATCATTACCAGAAGACCATCAATCAACTATTGATAGATTTAAAACTGCATATGGTACTGGATTTAAATCAAATTTATTTTTAGTTAAATTTAATTTTTTAAATACCAGTACAAAAAGCGTATTATATAAAATAATGAATTCATCTAAAAACATAAAATTATTTGATTTTAATTTAAATTCATTAGGATCACAAAGTGCTATACGTCATAGTTATGGTATATGGTATGGTTTATGTACTGGTTTTCAATTACCAGAATTAGGTTTAGAATCATCTGAAGAAATAGATAGATATAAAACAGTTGCTACTAGAAAAACAAGAGGGTCAATAAACGCTTCTTTTTTAGACGATCAATGGAATAATAATAGAGAATTTTGGAGATTATACATTGATAATATAGAAAATTATGGTAAAATGATGTATCCTCAAAATTATTATTTTAATGTAGAACTTACTATTATGACACCATATGATAATGTATTAACAAAATATACATTTGTTAATTGTTACGCAACTAAAGTACCTGATCAAAATTTATCATATGATAGTAAAACTGAATCTGGATTTTCAATTGATATTAAGTATACTACATATTATAAAACAAATGCAACCATAGTTACTACAAATATATTAGGTGTTAAATCTATACCAGAAGAATTAGCAAAAGTTGGTTTATTAATTGGCGAAAGAGTTATTAATAATTTTATATCACCATATTTGAGTAAACTAATTCAAGATGATATTAAAGAAAAAATTAATAATAAACTTGGAATGCAAGCATTAACATTAGCAGATAATAAAGAAGTTGAAGAATTTATAGCGTCAAGAAAAATATAAATAATAGGTAATATTTTTAAGGAGTTTATAATGTCAAATTTACCTCAATTACAACATAAATATCATATCACATATTTAGCGGATACAAACGCTGAAATTAGATTTAGACCTTTTACTGTTGGTCAACAAAAACAAATTATGTTGATAAAAAATGAAAAGAAAAAAGATGTTGATGTATATAAAGCTATTATACAGATGATACAAGATTGTATACAAGGTAAAATTGTTATTGAAGAGTTATATCCAGCGGTATTTGAAAAATTATATTATGACATAAAAACAATATCAAATGGTAATAAGGTTGAATTTAAATGTAAATGTCCTCATTGTAAAGAAGAACATGAATACATTATAGACACTCAAAAAGATTTAATTATAAATAATCCAAAATATGAATTATTAGTTGACATATCAAAAGAAGAACAGATAAAAGCAAAATTTATACATGTAAATATTAAAAATTTAATGACAATTGAAAATAAGAAATATAAATCTGATGAGTATAAAACTCTTGATACTATAGCATATTGTTTACATGCGGTGTATGTTAAAGATAAAGTAATTACAGAATTTACACATGAAGAAGCAGTTGAATTTATAGATAATATTGAAGAAGGTACATTTAAAACAATTGCAAATTTCTTTGCAAGTATGCCAGCTTTATCAACAACAAAAGAATTTGAATGTGAATCATGCAAAAAGAAATTTACATTAACAGAAGAAGAGGTACGAGGTTTTTTATCCTAACTGCATCCGGTTTTGACTTTGAAACATACTATCAAATTGAATATCGGATGCATAAAGATATTGGTTATTCTATAGATGAGTTTGAAAATATGATACCATACGAAGTAATAATTCGTTTAGGATTACATAAAGAACGAGTTGAACAAGAAGAACAAATACAATCTCAATATAGAAAAGAAATTGATAGAGCAATGAGTAAAGTTAAAATATAAGGCTGTTATAAATGGATGAGGTACAAAAACAAAATCAACAAACAACATTACGCCTTGTAGATGTTGTAAATAAATTAAATAAAAAAATAGATGGTAAAACCTCACCAACAGAAAAACAAAAATTAGATTATCTTAAATCTATCAATGATAATTTACAACAACAAATAATTGAAGACAGAGAATGGAGACAAGACCAATCTCAACAAGTATCATCTAGTACTAAAAAAGGTCCTTTAGGATTTGCGTCTAGTCTTAAAATGCCTAAATTTACTCCAGTACAATCTGCATATGTTGGTGTGTTATCTTTTTTAACTAATGCGGGAAAGGGTGCTGTTGATTTAATAACAGCACCGTTTAGAGGTATATTAGAAGATATATCTACTGTAGTTGAAGGTATATTATCATTTTTTAAAAATTTAATAACTAATATTATAAATGCTGTTGTTAATGTTGTATCAAATGCATTAAAAATTGTTAAATCTTTATTTGAAACTGTTGGTGCTGGTATACGTGCGTTATTAACTGGTATTGGACAAGGATTAATGGCATTTATTCCATTTCTAACATTTTTAATGAATCCTCTTGCAATGGCAGCATTAGCTGTATTTACCGTTAGTATAATAGGATTAGCAGCAGCACTCAAAATAGCGGAAAAACCATTAATAGCATTTGCTAATGTTATAGGTAATGTATTAGTTACTGCAATCACTGCTATATCAAATGTTATAATTAAATTAATAGAAACATTTCCTATGATTATAACTGCTTTTTCTACTCTTAAATTAGAAAATATTGGTGCTATGTTAGCACTAGCTGCAGCATTACCTGTTTTAACAATGTCATTATTAACATTTGGTCCAGCATTAGCATTAGTATCATTACTATTTTCTAAATTTTCAAAAGTATTAACTAATGCTATGCCAACAGAAGGAACTGATTTTTCAAAAATACCTTTAATGAATACTATTATACCTCAACTTATAAAATTAACTATCAATATTTCCTTGCTAGTTGGATCATTAATAATGTTAACACCATTACTTGGGTTTGCAACAATACTTGCACCATTAATAACTATTGGGTTTGCAACATTATTTTTAGGTATTCATGCATTAATGAAAGGTATTTATGATGTATTAAAATCCCCTTATTTCATTACGCCAACAGACGCAACTACATTTAATAGTACCTCAATAGCATTAATAAGTATTTTAAAATCATTAAAAAATATTGTAGCAAATACAATATCAACAGGTGTATTTGGTTTGATTGGTGCTTTTTTAGGTGGTACTCCACTATCTAGATTAACAGCAACTTCTAAATTATTTCCTGCTATTAGAGAAATAATAGTATCATTTAATGCAAATCTTTCTAATATTACCCTTAAAGGTAATTATAATCAATTTGGTGTTGCTATGGAATCATTAGGTAAAGTATTCAAAGCATTACATACCATGATTAGATTTACTCAAGGTGGAGTATTAGGAGATATATCTAAATTTTTAGGTGGAGATACTAAAACTCAATTACAACAATTACCACAATATTTTCCTTTAATAAAAGATGTATTAATATCAGTAGAAAAAGAATTTACTGGATTATCTCTTAATAGTGCTTTATTTGAATCATTAGGTGTTGCATTAGAAGGATTAGGAAAAGTATTTGATGGTCTTAAAAAAATGTTTACATATGTTTCTGGTGGTGGGTTTTTTGGAGCATTAGGTACGTTTTTTAGTGGAGATAAAAGAAATCAATTACGTCAACTACCTAAATTATTTCCAGATATTAAAACAATATTAGATTCAATTGTTTCTAATTTAGGGTCTGGCACAATATCAGATACTCAAGTAAAAAATTTGGAACAGATTTCAACATTTATCAACAAAACAAAAACTATAGTAACTGATTTAATAGAAATGGATAAACAAGCACAAGGTAATTTTAAAAATATAGCAAATAATGTTTCTCAAGGTATATTATTATTTTTAGATACTCTTAGTAATACAAAAATGTTGAATTCTGTTGAAGCAAATTTAAATAGATTTGAAGGTGTAATAGATAGAGTTGGTAAACTTACTACTAATATGAAAGGTGGAATGACTATTACACAAAAGGGTGAATTGTCTATAGATACTAATGCTAAATTAATATCAGAATCAAATGAATGGTTAGCATTGATTGCAAAAATATTATTAGAAAAACCTAGTGGGGTTAATCAAATTGATGGTAAGTCTATCACTACTATAATAAATAATAAAATAACTAAACCACAATATATATCATAAGGTAACATATGGCATTAACAATTTTAACATATCCAAATAATAGAACAGGTTCTTATGATAAAAATTTTTCAAATAACGACTTAATAAATTTAGAAGAAAATGAAACTATTATATTTCAACCTAAATATTTTAACAAATTACAATCCGTAGGTAGTTCAGTTAATCAATTATTAAGTGATGCAAATAATTTAGAATCTAAAAATAAATCTATACAAACAAAATTAGAAAATACAGCAAGTAGTGTTAGTAAAACTTTAAATGATACATTAGATGCTCTTGTTTCATCAAAAGAAAGTTTTGTTGACCCAAAACAATTTGAACATGAATTATCACCTATTGATGGTGGTTTATATATTGGATTGCCATTAAAACCAGAATTTTTAAAAATAAATGAAAAACATAATTATGAATCAAGCGAATCTTTATCCGCATCTAAAATAGATTTATTACAAGGAATTCGAAGTTTAATTAAAGGAAATATAGGAGAGGCTGCAAGTAATTTTGTTTCTGCTGGTGCTTCTGCTGGTGTAAAAAAATTATTAGAAGGATTACAATCCCCATTATCACAATTAGGTGGAAATGTATATAAACCTAAAAGACAAACATACACTGGTTCTGATACTATATCATTAAAATTCGATTGGTTGTTATCACCAACAACACCAGAAGAATCTAAAGTTATAAAAAAAATAATATCAGCATTTAGATATTTATCATACCCAAAAGGAATACTAAGCGATAATAATAAATATGCATTTTTACGTTCTAACCCAGCTCTTTGGGAAATACAATTTCCTAATAATGGTGCTATGAAAAATATAATATCAGAAGGAAATAGATTTCCTATTATGGTATGTACTGGAGTAGAAACTAATTTTGGTGATGGTGAATGGTTTAATACATTTGAAGGAAATTTTCCAGTAACAATTAAATTAAGTATATCCTTTGAAGAATATTTTTCAATATTTGATTCATCTACTCGTTTTGGATACAAAAGTTTATCTGAACTAATGAGTGATATAAATTCTCAAAAATTTGAGGAATAAGGAGAGATAAATGGCGTATTCATATTTTTCGTTTTTTCCTAATGTAACTATAGGTAATACTGTAATTAAAGATATATTTAATTCTATTAATATAAACAATATATTTTTAAATAACCCTGATTATTTCGACATTTATCATGTTAAAGATGGGGAACATATTGAAGATTTAGCAGATAGGTGGTATAGTGATAAATCATTATTTTGGATAATAATGATTGTAAATGAATATAAAGATATATTGTATGATTATCCATTACAACAAAAAGATTTATCTAATTTAGCTCAAAAAATATTTGATGAACAAGACCCAATAACATTAACATATGACCAAATATTTCAACAATTATATGAAGATAATGAAATTAAAAAAGATATAAAATATTTAAAACCTCAATACTTAGATAAATTTATTTATCTAATGATAACTAGGTAATTCAATGGAAAGAAATTTTGATGTAACTACTAATATAACATATGACCATATATTTTTAAAAAAAGAAATAAACAATGTTGTTAAAAGTATAAATTTAGAAGAATCATTACAAGAAATTGAAATACACGAATCTATATTATCTAAATTATTATTAGGACATATTATATTCAAAGATATAGATAGAAAATTTCAACAGTTTTTATTAACTGGAGATGAAACTATTGAAATATCATTAATAAGTTCTCAAAAATTTAGATTTTTAATTGAGTTGTCAATAACAAGTGTTGAATATATTTTTGATGAAAATATACCAGAACAATTAGTAAAATTAACTCTTAAATCCCCACAATATAAATTATTTACTCAAGAATATTCTTTTGCTATACGAAAACCAACTCTTATATCAACAGCAGTAAAAACATTTGCCAATGATAATTTAAATATCGCATTACCATTATCTAATATTGAATCAACAGTATATAGTGATACTGTACCTAATCATATAGTAATACCATATTTAAAACCTCATTACATTTTTGAATATTTAAATAAATATTGTAATAATAAAAATCATTATTTGTGGTTATTTTTTGCAACATTATTTGATTTTAATTATAAATCATTATCATATTTATACGAAGGATCTGTAATAGATGAATATGAAGAAGTCAATAAATCTAAATCTACATATCATCCAAACTATTTTTCTGATTGGTCATTTATAAACCCTATTGATTTTGAAACTATTATGTTAAGTAGAGGGTTTGGTTCCACTGGATATTATTTTGATGTAGAAAATAAAGAAATCATATCAAAAGAAACAACATATGATACCATTATTTCAAATACAAAAGGTCTTGGAGTGTATGCTCCATTTACAAAAAATATGGTTTTAAAAGACAATTATTCTTCAGTTAATACATTACATACTTCAATAGCATATAATAATTTTCAACCTGAAGTATATGTATTATTAAAAGAATTAGAAGACGGTATAAATATAAATATCAATTTAACAGGTATATTAGGTAGAAGATGTGGTCAAATAGTTTTTTTAAAATTTATAAGTTATTTCATACCAGAAAACAATTTCAATACTGAATTAACAGGTAATTATTTAATAACAGGAATAACTCATAAATTTTATCCAGGAAAATATTATCAATCATTATTATTACATAAAACAGGAATATTTAATAAATATGCTGATAGTATTAAATTCAATACTATAAATAAATAAAGAGGTAATTATAATGAGTACTACTATTGTATATAAAGGACTTGATATTTCATTAGAAAAGAATATATATAATGATGTACCATCTGTAGAAAATTTTGATAGTATTAAAACTACTCTATATAATAATTTACTAATACAATCATCATATATACCTTTTTATGAAAAAGATAAATTAGATATTAATGATGTTATTAATATGACTAATGATGTTATTACTCAAAAATTTATACAGGATTGTATTCAACAAGCTGTTAATTTAGATCAAAGAATAAAACAAATAGAAACATTAGAAATTACACAATTAGAAAATGATGAATATTCATGGAAAATAGAATTAGAAGTATCATTAAATAATAATACTTTAACACAATCATTACCTATTACTTTGTTAATATAGAGGATATATGAATTTTAATGAAGATAATACAACTACATTTAATGGTTTATATAGAGGAATAGTTGTAAATAATGGTTATCAATCATCTGGTGAAAAACAAACAGAAAAAAATTTAATAGATTCTTTTGAAACAGGTAGAGTACAAATAAGAATACCTTCTATGCATTCTAATGATATTAAAGATGAAGATTTACCGTGGGCAGAAATAAATGAATCGTTTTTATTTGGTGGTTTTTCTAATGAAGGTATAGGTATAAATCATATATTATCAATTAATATGATGGTTTGGATTATGTTTGAAGACGGAGATCCTAATAAACCAATAATAATTGGATCTATCAAAGGTAAAAATGATATTAATGCAGATGTAAAATCTAATTCAAATTGTATAATAATAGAAACACCATTCGGATTAAAAATAACAATTGATGGAACAACAGATGAACATTCTTATACATGGATAGACCCTAATAATAATACGTATACTATTAATAAAGATGGTATACATATAATAGATGTTAATGAAAATGATATTACATGTGATAGTAATGGAATTATTATACAAGACACTAATGGTAAAAAAATAACATTATCATCATCAGGAATAGAATTAAAAAGTAGTGGTTCTACTGAAAAAATGGTATTAGGTGAAAAGTTGAATGATTGTTTAGAAAAAATAGTTACTGCTATGGACGCTTTATTAACCGTGTTACAAACATCTACATATATTGCCCCAGCTATTCCAGCATCTCCAGTTCCTCTTGTTGTAATATCAGCACCATATGAAGCAGCTAAACAAGCAGTAAATGCTGCTAAATCATTAATTCTTTCTTCATCAAATAAAAATGATTAGAGGTATAATATGGCATTAACAGATAAAAAAATGAATAGTAATATCAGTAATTGGAATACATGCTTTGGAAAAACATTAGCAGATTCTGTAAATGCAGATGTAACAGAAAGTGAAATAAAATTACGTATGGGTGCTATGGGTGATGCTATTATAGATTTAATATTATCATTGAATGTAGATGAAACATCAGCAACTCATACATTAGGATTAAATAGTGTTGATGTCACATCTATTAATCCACATGCACATACTCCTACTATAACACCAACACCACATACTCATACTATATCATAATTTTTATAAATAATATTAAGTAACAACTTCCCAATAAGTGAGTATTTATAATGGCTATAATTGATTATACATCAGTTGATTTTGATACATTAAAAGCAGATTTACAAAATTATATAAGTAATACAACAACATTTAATGATTATAATATTGAAGGGTCAAATTTAGATTTTTTAATACGAATATTAACATACATAACTAATATATTATCTATTAATCAAAACCTAGCAATATCAGAATCTTTTTTACCCACTGTTCAATTAAGAAAAAATGTTTTAAGTATTATTAAAACATTAAACTATACTCCATATACAACATCATCTTCAAAAGTTGAAGTTGATTTATCAAATATAACATTAACAGGAACTTCAGGATCTGGTAATTTACTTAAATATGATAAAATCAAAGGAAATAATTTAAATTTTTATTATGTTGGAGATAGAAAACAAGTATTTAATAATACAGTATCTACTGCAATGTTTTATGAAGGAACATTACATGTAAATACTTCGTCATATACAGGAGACGACACATCATATCAATCTTTTATAATAGAAAATACAAGATTAGGTGATTATTTAAAAATATTTACTATAGATGAACTAGGTAGTAGAACATATTGGGAACAATTTGATGAAGGAACAGTATATTCAAGTCCTGGTACTGAATATATTTATTTCTTTACTGAAGTTGAAAATGGTTATCAAATATCATTTGGTAATAATATGTTGGGTAGAATTGTATCTTTAAATGAAATTATAGGTTATGAATATATTGAACCTACCGAAGATAATAATGATGTAACTGAATTTACATGGGAAGGTGGCGGTGCAGATGAAGAAATAAATTCTAGTTATACTGGTAAAATAATATCAGATGCTACAATAACAATATCTTCTACTAATACATTAGGTTCATATGGATATACAGAAAAAGAAACAATTGAAGAAATTAAATTCACTGCTCCTAAATTTTGGAGTACACATGGTAGAGCAGTAACTGATGATGATTATTATGCTATAGCATTACGTCATTCTTGGATAGGTAAAGCAAAAGTAATTGGTGGTGAGAACGTAACTAATTATGCTGGTACTATTCAATTAGGAAAAGTATTTATTTATGTTGTACCTGATTCTAATAATTATCAATTAGTTGAATTTACAGATAATGATTTATCAACATTAGAAGAATATTTTGATGAATATAAAGTAATTACTATAACACCAATATGTTATAATGCACAACGTATTTATATTCGTTCAACATCAACATTACGACACATTACAGATGAAGCACCAGATACAGAATCTGTTAGAACAGCATTAATTAATTTTATTAATGAAGAAAATTCAAATTTTGGAGAATATTTAGAATATTCAAAATACATAGAAACTATTAATAATTCTGATGATTTAATAACATCACATCTTACAACAAGAGAAATATATACTAAAATAAATTCAACTAATAAAACATATGATGTATACGGAGATGAAATATATGGTGTATATAGAATACAATTATCTAAAAATTTATTAGATACATTATTATCATCAACACAAAAAACAAAAATAGAAACCTTTAACTATTATACAAAATTACCATATGTGTATGAAGAAGATGTTGATTATACTATTTCATATGATGATTTTGATACATCAGGTACTAGAACATCAAATACTGGATATGTAACTATTACATTTATAGAATCTGGTACAGGTTTAGATTTAGACACAAGTACTACTGGAAATGTAAATGTAAGAAGTATATATACTAATGGTAGTAATGATAATAGATTATATATACTAGGTGATAATAAAGCATCACTTACAATAACAGATGTAGAAGGAAATTATATATATTATGGTACTACTACAAGTACAGAAGCAATAACAGGTAATTATATTCACATAACATCAGGTGAATCTAAGAATCAAATATTTAGAATAACAAATATTGGTTCATATATTCCATCTGGAGAAGATGAAACGTTTTATATTGAAGTTACACCTGTAACTCCAGATGCTGATATTACTGATTTAGTATTAGATGATACTTTTGATATTTATGAACCAGCACCTGATGTTACATCAACTGGATATAATTTACAACCAGATTCTTTAATTAATATCACTGATGTTCCAACATCATATGTTGGATATTATAAAGTTGATGCTACTAATCCTATATATTATGATGATAGTAACAATATTTATTTAAAATTAAATACTACATATAAGGAATTACCAACAACAACTCAATCTATATTAAAAACATTAAATATAGAAGACGGAGTAATTTATACATCATCTCAATATATGTATAAATTATTTTTTCATACTCAAGATAATGACGTATTTTTACAAGATAGTCAAGTATTTGCAATTGAAACTGATGAAAATTATGATGATTATGATATATCATTTACAACGGAAAAAGTTACAATATGAGTAGTACAATAAATTCAAAATATTTAAGTATATTTATAGATAGATTTATACCACCATTTTGGATAAATAGATATCCAAAATTATATCTATTTATAGAATATTTTTTAAAATATTTAGAATCAAGTACTATATTTGACACCACTCATAATTTTGTAAAATTTCGTGATTTAGATTATATAGCATCTTTATTAAACTCTACAGATACAACGGAACAACAACTAGGTAATCAATTAATTAATAATATTTATGAAGAATTTTTAGGTGATGTTCAATATAGATATATTTCAGAAATGTTGGATGAAATATTATATCTTAAAAATCAAAAATCAATAATACAAAGAAAAGGAACTAAAAACTCATTTCTATTTTTATTTTTAATAATATTAGGTGGGTATTTTAGAATACTTGATAGTACTAACTTAATTAAAAAACATAATGGACAATTTCAATATAATGGAGTAATAACATATAATAGCACTGGTGTTGCTACTGAACCTTTTATATATTTAATAGTAAGTGAATTTTATCCTGCACAATATGAACGAATACTTAAAACAGTAAATCCAGCAGGAATGAAACCATACTATATATTTAATAAACTTCAATATTATAATAATGATACAACAGGTAGCAGTATAGAAGATATTTTTAATAAACCTTATATATATGCTATAATATATAATGAGACTGAAAATTTAGGAATGATTAAAATTCCATCAATTTATTATTTTGAACAAGTATATAATACAACAGATTATGATTATGAAATGTCCGATAGTACTTTATGGAGAAAATATAGCGATTTTCAAACAGGTGTAACAAGTATTTTTTATAATGTATTTTTTAATCAATCTTTTTTAGGAGATACTGATTTTACAAAAATAACATTAATATCAAATCCAACAACTAAATCTTCATACTTTTATAATCCAGATGAACAAGATTTAACAGGATGTGAATATTTGTATGATATATATATTACTGGTGGTTCACAACCTGTTATTAATAATACCAATATTAATATAATAATTAATTTCAATTAAAGGATATACATGAAAATTAGATTTTTACAATTATTAGAAAAAATAACATATTCTATAGGAGATTTAGTATACATAAATATAACATCATTAAAAAAATCAAATAAAGATGTTAAATATATTTCATTGATTTCTAAAATATTAAAAAACGGTTATAATAATACTGTATTTGTTAAAAAAGTATGTGATGATGATACTGTTGTTATATGTAATGATAGTAATGTAGAAATAACGGTGCCTATTACGGCATTAATAAAACCAAAAACGGATAATTAAAAATGAGTAAACAATTAGAACCATCATTTAATGATGTTCATTTAATTGAATATGAAGACCCTATACAATCAGGTGTAACTGGTGTAGATTCTATACCTAATATTCAATTAGGAAATAGAAGTATATATATAAAAGATTTAAAATCATATATTTATATTGGTATTGGTGAACCATCTGGTAATTTAGGAACAATATTTATTTCTGGATATGATAATTATTTTTATATTGATTCAACATGTAATTGTATATGGAAATATAACGGTACAATATGGGAACAAATATCTAAAGAATTTGAATTAAATGTTTCTGGTTTAAAAATAAATATAAACGGAAACGATTCTATATATACTAATTTAACATATGATACAGATAGAATAACAGTAACTGATTATTATGGAAAACTTTGCAACTTTAAAGGTAATAAATTATATTTTGAAAAAGCTAATGCAAATACAGATGTTATTACTCTTATAAACAATAATGAATTAATAATTAATTGTAAAGTAATACAACAATCTCATAATAGTAATGGTTATTATAAAGTAAATTCATATGGACCAGATACAGGTACATATCAAAATTCAATATCAATAATGTGGGATGAAACAAATGGTTGGTGGTCTTTAAAAGATGATGATGGTAATTATTATTCAATACAAGCAACATTTATAATAAATGGAAAAGAAGTAGAAACAGAAAGTACTAGATTTATTTCATCTCAATCTGAATTAGATACTGCATTAGAAAATACATATCAAACTGAAGATGGGTTATGGTTTATATATGGTGATACTTTTAATATTACTTCATATATTATAGTTAATGCTAAAAGAAATATTATTATACACCCATCTGCTACTCTTCATATAGATGATTCATTTATAGGTGGTGGTATAGGAAACGGTATTATTGAATTATCAGATAATGCTGAATTAATTATTAATGGAAATATAACAGGTAATAATGGAAGTATATATGATAATTTAATTTATTTAAATGATAATTGTACATTAACATCTTCTATTATTATTAATGATGGTACATTTCCAAATATAATATATAATTCATCTACAACATCAACTGTTGTATCAAATAATATATTAGATAGTAATGTTGTATGTTCAAATGCTATGTATACTGGGTTACAACAATCTATTATAAATAATGATATAAATAGTATAAATGGTGTATTATTTAATACGTGTACTGATGTTATTTTAGATTGTAGAAAAGATAAAATATCTACATTATCAACTGGAGATTATTAATGACATTTAAAAAAATATTACAAGAATTATTTGTAGATAATGTTGAAACTACAAATGAAAAAGAAATGTTACGTTTATCGATTATAGCTGAATTAGATGCTGCTAATTTATATGAAAAATTTTCAAAACAAACTAATAATATATCAATTAAAAAAGTTATGCTTGATATTGCTAAAGAAGAAAAAGTACATGCTGGTGAATTCAGAGCATTATTACAAGCAATAGATAAAGATGCAATACAAACAGAAATACAAGGTAAAAATGAAGTTGATGAATTAATAAATAGGACATAAGCATGATTACAAATTATACACCAGTTGATAATACATTTAATACTGAAGTATATATATTTAGTAGTGAAGATTTTGTATTAGGTGAATTAGATGGTACTTCTAATATACCATTAAAACAAATAGCAGAAAATACTGCATATCTTAAACGGTTTAAAGGAAGAATAATTTATGGAACGGGCACACCATCCACAGGTTCTATTCCTACTGATATGGTATTAGATAGTTATTCTATTTATAATGTATTATATTTAGATGAAACAACTGGTTCATTTTGGAAATTAACTTCAATATCTCCAATTACTTGGTCAAACATTACTAAATCTACAGTATTAAATGTTGCTGGGTTAAAAATTAATAATGCTGGTAATGATGCAGAATATTTTGAATTTAAATATAATTCAACAACCAATACTTTAGAATTATTAGATAGTTATGGAAATTATGGAAATGTAAAAGTAGGTACTGTTTATTATAATACTATAGATTCTAGAACAATTACAGATATTGAATTTGTTAATATAGTTGATTCTGAATTATTATTATTAGCTAATATAGAAGATGAATCTCAAAATCAAGATGCTTTTTTTAGCGTTAAACGTCTAGAAGATATATCAGAAATAACTGTTACTTCTTTTTATAGAAAAGATGAATCCGTTTATGTTGATGATACATGGTATGTTTCTGTATCATCAGGTACTGTATTAAGTGATTATATATCTGATGGAGATTATGTTGAAATTCAAGGAATTGATGAGGAATCAGGTGAAGAAATTAATGGCTATTATAAAGTATCATATGTTAATGACGCTTTAAATTATTTTAGAACATCGTCTGATTTTAGGTCTGCTTTTGCATTCAATGATTATACTGGATTATCTGGTACTATGAGTAAAGATAATTCCGCACAAATAAGATGGAATGCAACAGATGTTAGATGGGAATTAAAAACAAGAAACGGTAATTTACTTCCTTTACAAATATCAAATTTTATAAATGAATCTGGTATACCTGTTGGATTTATAGCAGATAGAGTTATTAGTACAACATCTCAATTTGATGCTTTATTTAATAATGTAGTAACTGGTGAAGATGTTTGTTATTTAAGAAAACCTGAAACTAATTATACTGAAGATATTGAAAATGAATTTATATATATTAAACCAAATTCAGATGTGGGTTCAAATGGTGAATATACTTTAAATAATATGGTTCAAATAATGGGTAGTAATATAAAAATTGAAACCACAAAAGGAACCAAAATAAATACCGTGTCAGGTGCTGGGTTTAGAATGAGAAATGAAGCACCAATGATAGTTAATCCAAATGTTTCATATACATCTACAATAATTGAAATACAAGCAGAAAATGCTAGATTAAATTCTGAAGCAGGAAACCGTGAAGGTGATTTAGTTGTTATGGAAACGGGAGATACTATAACATTATTTTCTGAAACATCAAACGTAAATGGAAAATATCATACTACATCTATAGATAAAAGATTTTCTAGTGATATAGATGGAAATTATGATCAAATTACAATAGGTGGAACTACTAGTGATCAACATGTTGTAAAATATGAAGATGAATTATTTCATACATATGTTGATAGTGGATTAATATATGTAAGAAAATATGTATATAATAATACAACAAAACAATATGATATAGATATATTATTAGGATCATCTACATCTGGTACATTTTCACATCCTAAATTATTTGTTGATAATATAAACGTTTACTTATGTTATTTTGATGGAAGTAATAGTATTAGATTTGTTTACTTTGATAAAAATACAGCAGGAAGTGCTAATATATCAACGTCAAATCAAGCTATAAATAGTTCAGGTACATATGATTACCCTAAATTTATAGTAAGTAGTGGATATGCATATGTATTAGGATATTCTTCAACTCCAAATATTACATTATATAAATATAATATTTATACACATGCTGTATCATCTATTTCATCTAATGTTGGTGATGTTAATAACTATGTTATATGTGATAATGATGATGATGTTGTATTTATTACTAGTTTATCTGGTACATATAATATACGTTCTGTAAATAAATCCACTTTTACTACAGTTGTAAATCATGATAGTATATCAGCTGGTAATTTTTATGAAATGTATTTAATACCGTATAGCACCTCAATATATGGGTGTTATAGAGATACTTCATTTAATATTCATTTTATTTCATTTACAACAGCATATAGTAGTTTTAATGATGATACATTAACTAGTACTATAGCATCTTCTCCTATTTCAATGGTTATAAATACTGAAAATACATATCCAGAAGAAGATACTGTTGAAATAATAATTTCATATAGTAATGGTTTAGGAATACTACTTACTCGTATTACAAATGATTATGGAAATACGTGGATATCAACTTCAACTGATTGTAGTTTTTTAATGGGTGAAAATTATATAAGTACATTACAATATGGAAACGCAAAAGATGATTATATATATTTAATAATTGAAAATGGAGTATTTAATATAACATATTTATTAAAAATACATAGAGTATTTTATATACAATTAGCATCATCAATACCAACATTAAGTTTAAGTGATTTAATAGTATCACATGATTATTTAGAAAATATTGAATTAAAATTAAATATAGATAATAGTACAAATTCAAATATATATGATATTAGATTGTCTAATTCTATATATAGTTTATTTAATTGTATTATAGAAGGATCTTTTTTTACAGTATTAGGAGAACAAACATATTCAAATACAATTAAAATTATAGATGAATTAACAACAGAAACATATATAGATACTGTATTACATTCATCATTTAGAGACTGTAATGTACATAGTACATATTCTGGTGGTACCTTAAATAATTGTTTAAATTGTAATTTTATTGGATTTATAAATAATGAAGCAAATATTATAAACGGTGATATAAATGAATAGAGGATTTAAACAATTTATAAAAGAAATGTATAAACCATTTACTACTCTTATACAAGGAAAAACATCAAAAGAATGGTATGAAGAATATACCGTTCCAAATAATTGGTGGGTTCATGGAAGAAAAGGTTCTCAAATTTTAAATAACGATTATCCAACAGAATGTACTAAAAAATGGAAAATAGCAGAACAATATTCTGGTAATAATGGTTCAATGTGGATGATAACATATAAAAATAAATCTTCAATTATAGATGTAACTAATACAACAACACAAAATAAAATTTATAAACAATTTATTGATGATTATGATGATAATAATTTAAACTATGGTGATTTATATGATATAGAAAAATATGAAAGAATAGAATATAACGAAGTAGAAAGAAAGAAAAGATTTATAGAATCATTAAATCCGCATGATATTGTTGATAGTGCTGGGTTTTGGGATAATATGGATTTTATTACGTGGTTTTATGATAGATTTACAAAAGGATTTATTATAACACATGATGGAGTAGTAGTAATAGATTTAGATTCATGTATTGCTATAAAGGTTGAAATATGATTACTTTCAAACAATTTTTAATTGAAGAATTAAATTCAAAATCAACAAAACAAGAAATAGTTGATGTTATTAAAAAAGAATTGTTTGGTTCATTTGATGGAAAAGAAAAAGATACGTATCCTGAAGAGGTTGAATTATTTTCATATTTAGAACAATGGATAGGACAAGGTGGAGAATCAGATAATCTTTTTAAAATATATGAATTATTTAAAATATTATATAAGGTAAAAGACACATATCCTCAAAAATTAAAACCAAATTTATCATCATATATATTATATAGAGGTGTTTATTTAGATAACAACATACTAAATATAGAAAATATTAAAAATAGTATATACAATAAAAATACTAAATGCTTAGAATTTAAAAATACAATTAAATATATATGTGAATATGAATTTGAATCGTGGTCTACTAAAATTAATTCTGTTAAATTATTTTTAAAAGACATCCATAAATCGTATCCTTTTTATAAAATTCCTATTATACTCAAATATGATTTTAAATCAGATAAAGATTTATTATTTAATCCTAATTTTATGAATAAAGTTAATAGAAATATAGGCATAGATTTTTATGAATATGAAGTAATTAGATTAAGAAATTTGAAAACACCTATTTTATGTAATTGGTATATACCTGTATATTTATTAAATAATGTTGTTAATATTAATATTAAACAAGAAATACTTAAAAAACAGAGTGAATAACACATGGATAAAATAACATTTCAAAACGGACAAGTATTAGATGTAAATGATGATGTAATATTTGACATTAAAAACATGCATTCTGAAACAATTACATCATGGACATATAATGTAGAATTACAATGTTATGAAAAAACAATTACTCATAATTTAAATACATTAGATATTTCATTACAATCATATGATAATATTAATTTAGATTATATACTATTAGATTACTACCCAGTTACTAACAATACATGCACTATACTATCTAATTATAATAATTCAACATCTATAACGATAACAAGGAAAATATAATAGTATGTCTCAATTAAGTATAAAATCAAACGGTATACATGTTAATAACGAACATATTGTATTAAGTAAAAATTTTTATGAAATACCATTATCTTCATCTGATTTTAATGGTTATCAAGAACCATATGTAGCAATAATAAATAAAAATGATTTAGATGATAATTTTTATAATAATTTTAATAAATTTGAAGTTTATAAAATTGAAACATATTATGATATTATAATAGCAACAATAGTAGTTGGAAGTAATCCTATTGATATTGTTGAAAAAAGCGGATATGTATGGGTAACAAATAATTTTTCTGATACAGTATCAAAAATAGATATAGATACAAATATTGTGGTAGCAACAATTACTACAGGTATAAATCCACGTTATATTGATGGTGGAAATGGATTTATGTTTGTTACCAATGAAACAAGTACAACATTAACTAAAATTAATATTGATACAAATAACACTGAAACTATTACATTAAGTAGTGGTTCTATGAAATGTAAATATATTGATAACTACATATGGGTTAGTTTATTAAATTCAAATTTATTAAAAATAAATATTAACGATAATACTATTATAACAACTATTACATTAGATGATGTTTCATACGCAATGGATTATGATGGTACTACTTATCTTTGGATATCTACAAGTAACGGTAGTATGTATAAAATAAACGTAGAAACAAATACTATTGAACAATCTTTGTCTATAGGTAATACTCCAAGAGGATTAGTATATGCAGAAAATTATGTATGGTGTACTAATTTAGGTGACGATACAATTTATAAAATCAATGCAACTACTGGTATAATATCTGCTACAATTACGTTAGATTCTCTTTCATATCCATTTGGAATATGTTATAAAAACGGATATATTTGGACTGTACTATTTACAAATAATAAGATAATAAAAATTAATACAGATACGTTATTAATAGTAAATACTATAACATTAGATACAGTAAATATTTACGCAGGAGAAATATTTTTATGGACACAAAACGTTAATAAAATAGTTAATAGTTTAAATAATGAACAATATACATATAAATACTATAAAGACAAAATTTATATTTATTCAAATGAAAAAAAGGATATATTAGTAACATTATCTTCAAGAGCTGGTATATAATATGGGAAAGTTTAAAATAATAAATTCAAAAGCATATGATAACAATGAAGATATTGTTATAACTGATGATGGATATTCATATGAACAATTATTTTCTCAATCAGATTGGACATATTCTTCTACATATAATAATTATACATTAACAATACCACATAATTTAAATATTAATAACTTAAAATATAAATATGAAATTATAGATTTTACATCTATATTAAATAAAACAATATATGACTTAGAATTAACAGGTTTAACTATTAATAATATTAAATTTGATGGTTATTATTTTATTCTAACATCATCTGGTTGTTTTATATTAGATCCAATTACAACAACATATTATAAATTATTAAATTCAGATACTGTATATTCTGATGTAAGTTATTTAGACGGTTATTTTTATTGTATTATTAGTGCAAGTAATGTAATAGTTAAAATAGATTCAAATACAAACACAATATCAACAACAATTACTATTACTAGTGTTACTAATCCAACATATATTGAAAATGATGGTACATATTTATTTGTTGGTGGAAATACATCATTAAAAAAAATAACTACAGATGGAAGTACATTTAATACGGAAATAGACGTATCAAAACCATGTTATACTATGGTTGGTGTTGACGATTATATTTGGTGTTCTTTTAGTAGTTATCCAACTACTAATATAATTAAAATAGATTCAAATACCGACACCATAACGACTACTATAGCAATGAATTCTAGAGATTCATGGGCATTATCTTATAATGATGAATATATATTTAATGTATCATCTGAAAGTGGAGTTAACGGGTCATTACAACAAATAAATGCAACTACTAATGCTATCATAACTCATATAACAATACCAGAAGGTATTATATCTTTAGAGTCAACAGCAACACAATTATTTATGGGTCGTAACGTAGATAATACAATATTAAAGTATTCTATATCACCATTAATGGTTGTTACAACAATTACAGTATCTAGTGTACCTCAATATATAATAGATAATGGAATATATGGTTCTATTTGGGTATCGTGTTCTGGTGGAACACTTAATAAAATATCTCGTTCAACTGGATTAATTCAAGCAACAGTAACAGTTAATACACCACATAATTTAATATTTATAGAATCTGACGTAAGTGTTTGGGTTACAAATTACAGTAATGGTACAATATGTAAAATAGATCCTGGTAGTAATACAATAGTTCAAACTATAACAGTTGGAACTAATCCACAATCTATAGCATATGATGGTACATATTTATGGGTAACAAATTATGGAGATGCAACTGTTTCAAAAATAAATTATTCTACTTCTTTAGTAGAACAAACTATTCCAGTAGCATCTAATCCATTTACAATAGTATATCATAATAATTATGTTTGGGTTGGTCATTATATAGAACCAGGAACAAATATAATATCTAAAATTGATACTACTTTAAATGTTGTTACTACGTTATCTGGTACTGTAAATAATATACGTTCTTATAATAATAATATATGGGCTTCTACTGCATCATCATATGTAGATGTAGTAGATACATCAAATATGACAAAAGAAAGTGTAAATGTTGGAATACAACAAAAAGATGTATTTCCTAATTGTAACGGTAGTTTAGTGTTAGAATCATCATTAACTGAAGTATACGCAACTGTTACTGTAGAACAAGCACCCGAGGGTATCGCATTTGATGGTACGTATATATGGTGTGCTAGTAGAAACGGTACTGGAATATCTAAAGTTAACCCTACAAGCATGACAAAAGTAAGTCGAGTTACAACAGGTACAAGTACTTCAAATTTAGTATATGATGGAACATATTTATGGGTAACTGAAAATGATAATACTAGTATAATAAAAGTTGATCCAACAACTGAAATAATACAAGCAACATATAATATGGGTGCAGGGTCTGGTCCGTATGATATAACAGTAGATTCTAACGGATATATATGGGTTGCTGATATTTCATTATCTAAAATATATAAAGTTAATCCAAATACTGGAATAATACTTGTAACAATACAAGTAGGTGGAAGAAATATATATTTTGATGGTACATATATTTGGGGACATAGTAATAGTTCTCCTGATTATAGAATAATCAAAATAGATATTAATACAAATACTATTTTATCTACAGTTACAATTACAAATGATCCTCAACAAATGGTATCAGATGGTACAAATTTATGGGTTGTTAATTATGGTATTGGTTCAATAGATAAAATAAATATATCTTCAATGACCATAACAGGTAATATTGCTACTGGTTTAAGTGGTAGAGGTATAGCATTTGATGATGAATATATATATTATGTTACATCAAATGACTTCGTAGTATTAAAAATAAATCCAACAACAACATCTGTAGTAGCAACAATAACTATTAATTCAAGTGATGCATATAGTGGATTTTATTTAAATAATAATATTTGGGTTTCTGATTTAGGAAATGATACTTTATATAAATTAAATAATATATCATCTAACATACTAAAAATATCTACAACACTACAGGTATCTACTGTTATACACGATTCTATAAATACACATAATTCAATATATGCAGATAATAAAAAATCTATGATAGTACGAAATGATGGATTAGTAAAAATAATGAATAATGATTATACTACAATATTATCTACTATTACAGTTTCAAGTAATACTAAAAGTAATATTGATTATAATAATGTATTATTATACAATTCATCTACTCAATTTGAACAATGGAATGAATATAATAAATCTAATATAAAAACAACATATACTGATGTAGATAATTTACAATTAACTTCAACTACACCATTTAACGGTAAAATATTAATTAAGAGAGTGTTTTAAATGCATGAAGATATTACTACTATAAAATCTGGTGGCATTGTAAATACAAATGTAACAGGAGTTCCTTTTATAAAAATAAATAGTAATTTAAGAAAAATACCTCAATATAATTATATATTTGAAACTAATTATATCACTAGAGGAAATACAGAAGTTGTAGTAGCAACAATAACACTTGCTGGTGGTAACGGAGCATATGCTGCAACCGTAGATTCAAAACATAAAATGATTTGGGCTACTAATTATGATTCTAATAAAGTGTATAAAATAAACCCAGTAACAAACATAATTGAAGCAACAGTAACACTAGTAGCAGGTGGTAATGCAAGAAATATATGTTTTGATGGTAATTATGTTTGGGTGTGTAATTATGGTGTATCTTATTTAACTAAAATAAATACTAATACTAATACAATAGATTCTCATGTTACATTAACTACTACAACACCTTATGGAATATTTTTTGATGGAGATTATATTTGGTCTTGTGAATTTACTAGAGTATCAAAAATTAATCCATCAACAAATGCAATAATAACAACCTTTTCTTTATCTACTAATTCATATAACGGATGCTTTGATGGTTATTATATTTGGGTTGCTAATTTTTCTCAAAATTAAATAACTAAAATTAATAAAAATACAAATGCTGTTACTGCAACAGTTGTTGTTGGACAAAACCCAATGAATATAATATTTGATGGTAATTTTTTATGGGTTTCATGTAATAATGGTGGATATGCAGTAAAAGTAAATCCATATACTAATACTATTATTACTACAATAACAATAGGAGCAGCTAGAGGTATTACATTTGATGGTGAAAATATTTGGATAGCAAATCAAGGTGTTTCAACTGTAACTAAAATAAATACTGTATCTCACGTATATAACACTATTACTGTTGGTACTAATTCATATGGTGTATTATATTATAATGGTTATATATGGGCTTCTAATACAGGTAATGGAACAATTTCAAAAATAAAGGTTTTTTAATTATGGAATATAACAACTTAAATGTAAATAAATTACAATATTCAGATACTACAAAAGTTGATAGAAGATATGCTATACAAATTAACCCAGCGTGGAAAAAAGTACCTCAATTATGTGATTTATTTAATTTAGAAAAAGTACAATCAAATACATATGATGTAGTTGTTGCTACTATTACAGTTGGAACAGGACCAAGAAAAGCAATATTAGAAAATGGTTATCTTTGGGTTGCTAATTATACTTCTAACACTGTATCTAAAGTTGATATTATTAATAATTCTGTTGTTGATACTATTACCGTTGGTACTAATCCTATTAGATTAACTTTTACCGATAATAGATATCTTTGGGTTGCTAATTTTACTTCTAACACAGTATATAAAATTGATACATATGATAATACTATTACTTCAATAACGGTAGGTACTAATCCAATAGGCGTTTTTTATTTAGCTAATTATATATGGGTAACAAATGTAAATAGTAGTAGTGTAAGTAAAATTGATCCATCTACAAATGTTGTTATTGCTACCCTAACATCATTTGCTAATCCAACAGATATGACATATGATGGTACGTATATTTGGATGACAGCACAAGGTAGCACCTCTGTGTATAAAATTAATCCAATCTCTAATTCAACTATTGGTACAGTTCTTGTATCTGGAAGTACTCCATACGGATTATTTTTTGATGGTTATTATATATGGGTGTGTAATAGCGGAGGCGGTTTTATATCTGGAATTAATCCTTTAAATAATTCTGTTTCAATTGCTGGAACAGTAAATCTACCTTGGTTTATTACTACAGATGGAAATTTTTTATATACTTCTGCATATACTTCTGGTATTATATTAAAAATTAACCCTAAAACAGCTTCTGTTATTACTACTATTACAGTCGGCTCTTATCCATATGGTATTACTTTTAGTGAAAATCACTGCTGGGTATGTAATTCTGGAAGTAATACAATATCAAAAGTAAAAATTTTAAAATAAAATATATAAATTTACTTGATTTTTTTATAAAATATATTATATTATATAAGTAAAATAATTGAAGGAGTTTAATAATGAAAAACATAGGATATTTAATTCTAGTAATCATTACAATAATCATTACTCAATCTTGTTCTAATATAAAATATAAAATATATATAGATGATTGTTTACCTAGAGAAGGTATTATAGCATGGAATGAAGAAATAGAATTTGTAGACGATATAGGAACAGCAAACGTAAAAATATATTACGATCCTAAAACAGTAACAAACATTAATAAATATTATGCAGGTTTTGAATTAACTCATTATAGTCCATTTAAATCCCCAAATGGAACATCATATTGGGAAAGTAGTGATATATATATAGCAGTTATAAGTGATAATGTTATAGCACATGAATTTGGACATGTATTAGGATATGAACATTCTACTAATACAAATTCTATAATGTATAGATATATAAATTTTGATAAAGATTTGAATTCATTTGATGAATTTAAAACAAATTAAAAACATATTGAAAATAAATTTATAAATAATAAATAATTATATTTGAAGGACAATACAATGAAATTATCAGTTTGTTTAATAGTAAAAAATGAAGAAAGATTTTTAAAACAATGTCTTGAACGTATAGAACCATATGCATATGAAATTATTATAGTTGATACTGGTTCAACAGATAACACTATTGAAATAGCAAAATCATTTTCAAAAGTTAGATTAAAACATTTTACGTGGATAAATGATTTTTCTGCAGCTAGAAATTACTGTCATTCATTTGCTACAGGAGACTGGATATTATATATAGATGCCGATGAAATGTTTGAATATCATGAAGATTTTTCTAATATTGAACCAGCAATTTATAACGCAAAATTTTATAATGTAACAGGTGAATTATTTGATACATTTAATAATGATGAAAATACTAAAACATATGTAAGAAACAATGCTGTTATTTCATACTCACCTAGATTATTTCCAAACGATTCATATTTAAAATTATCAGGTGTTATACACGAAACAGTACAAGACCCTGAACATAAATATAAATTATATCAAATGGAAAAATTTGATTTATTACATTTTGGATATACCGATCAAATTAAAAAAGAAAAAGAAAAAGATGATAGAAATTTACCATTATTATTAGAAGAATATAATAAGAATCCAGAAGCAATAGGTACATGTCATTGTTTAGGACAACAATACCATTTACTTAAAAAATATACTGAAGCAAGAAAATATTTAGAAAAAGGTATATCATTATTTAAAGAAAATGATGCTGCTACTAATACATTTAAACCTTTATTATTAACAACATACTCAGCTACATTATCTGAATTAGATGATTATGATAAAATGTTGGAATTATCTAAAGAGAATGTATTGTCACCAGATTTTTATTTAAATCTATCAAAATATTTTTCAAGTAAACATAACGAAAAAGAAATGTTAAAGTGTGCTATTAATGCAATGTCGTTTCAAAGTGTACGTCATTTTTTACCAATATCATATGACCAAGGTTCACTTACATGGAAACCATGCACTATACTTGCAGATTATTATTCTGATATTGATAGGAAAAATGCTTTATTTTGGTATGAAATGTCAGTTGCTCAAGGATGTGGTGATATACGAGTGTTTAAGAATATTGCTACATTACATGTACAAGTTAAAAATCCATCAGCCGCTATTGAAGTAGGAAAAAAAATATTTGAATCTACAAAAGATCCAAATGATGAACTATTTTTAGCAAATTGTATGTTTAATTCAAACATGAAAAAAGAAGCAATTGAAATATTTAATAGATTAGCAGATGATAAATCATTAGAACAAATTAAAAACTTTCTTATAGATTCTAATGATGAAAATATTAAATATGTTCGCGGAATAAAAAAATACGAAAGAAAATAGAGTAATATAATGTTATCAGTTATAATACCAACACTTAAAAAATCTAAACCAGAAATTTTTTGGAATTTAATAAAAACGTTAAATTCATGTTCTGTAGTAGGTGAAATAATTGTTTTAAATAATTCTAATATTGGATTTGATAATGATTCGTTTGAAAAAGTAACTTTTTATAATACAAATACATCTGTAAATAAATCATGGAATATTGGTGTTCAGAAATCTAAATATGAACATGTATTACTATTAAATGATGATATATCAGTATCTAATAATGTTATTATAGATACTGATATATTACTTAAAGACGAAACAATTGGAGTAGTTACTGCACATACAACACCAACAATACATGAATCAAATGAAATATATATTAATACAATACAATCATTTGAATTTTTAAATGGTTGGTTTATTGGTATAAGAAAAAACGAATGGGTAGATATACCTGAATATATAGATACTTTTTTTGGTGATATATTTATACATGATCAAATTATTAATAAAAAACTTGATGCTGTTATGATTATTAATAATACTATAACACATGATTGCTCTTCTACTGTAAACAAAATTTTTACTGCAGAAGAAAAAATGAATATTTTAATTAAAGAAAAAAAGAAATATTTTAATCATATGTATGGTAAAATACATGATGTATTTTTATATAATGGTGAAAATGATATTTTAAATTTGAGATTATTACAATTATATGACTTTGTTGATTATTTCCATATTGTTGAATTTGATACTACGTTTACAGGAAAAGAAAAAAAAATAAATTCTTTACTTATACAACCAAAATATAAAGATAAAATTAAATATCATATATTACATCAATCAGAAATATATGATAATCCATGGGATAATGAAGAATATCAACGTAATCAATTAAAAACAACAGTATCAAATTGTAATGATAATGATGTTATAATACTATCAGATGTTGATGAAATACCAGACGTTAGAACATTAAATACAAAAATGTATAATAGTCCATACGTATGTATTCAGGAATTAAGACAATATTATCTTAATTGGAAATCCGAACAACAATGGATGGGTAGTGTTATAGCATTATGGAAAGATGTTAAAAATATAAATTTTGAAGAGGTTAGAAAAAAAAGAGCAACATATAATCAATTATATTCTGGGTGGCATACAACATATATAGGATTACAAACCAAAGAAGATATTAAAAATAAACTATCTGATATTTCACATCAAGAATTAAATAATGATAAATCTATATGCAATATAATTAATAATAAACAACAAATGAAGGGTATATATGGAGATTCCTTATCATTATCAACACCAAATTTTAGATTTATTGATATAGTATATGATGATTTTTATAAATTTATTTTTAAACAAAATGTACATGTAGTAATACCAACAATGTTACAATGTGATATAGAGATGTTCAAAAATAATATAATAAAATTATTACAATGTAATATTATAAAAGAAATATGTATAATAGATAATAGTAATACAACTACTTTTAATGAAATAATAACGTCTATAAACGAACAATATGATACAAATAAAATACGAATCATAAGTAATGATAATAATATAGGTGTTAATCCTGCATGGAATGAGGGAATGAAATATAATAATAGTGAATTTTATTTATTATTAAATGATGATATTGATTTTGATATTCAAATATTATATGACAGTATTAATATTATGAATAAACATGATAAAGTAGATGTAGTTGCAATACCTGAAAAAAATATTATTACTAAATCAGAAGATATTCAGTATAATATTTATAAACCAGATGAATTTACATTTACAGAAAAAGACGGTAAATCATATAAATTTACATGGGGTTGGTTTATATTTGGAAGAAGTTATCAGTGGAAAGATATACCCTATGATTTAATATACTTTTTTGGTGATAATGTAATATATGATTACATAGAAAAAAGACATAATTTTTATGCTATAATTAAAAATAGATTTGTTAATCATCAAGTATCTAAAACAATATCAACGTTTAACAATAAAAACGAATTATATGATATAGATAGAAAACAATATGATAAAATAATTATTTAAAACAATCATAAATAATTATATGAAAATAGATACAATTATAACAGATAAAATAAATACATCATCAGAATCTAGAGTATTTGTAGATGGAATAATACCAAATGAAGGTATGTTTTATTCTCCTGAATTATGTAAAATATTTAAATTAAATCAAATTAATACTTCAACAGTAAATCAAATAATAACAACTATTACAGTTGGAACTTCTCCAGAAATGTGTACATATGCAAATGGATTTTTATGGGTATCTAATACCGATGATGGTACTGTTTCTAAAATAAATACATATACATCATCTGTTGTTCAAACATTTACATTATCATCTGGTACTAGAGTAATAACACAAGTAGGATCTCACATATATATAAGTAATTCAGGTAGTGGTCTTTTATCAAGAATAAATTGTAATACTAATGTATTAGGTCCAACATTAACGTTATCACAAGTTTTTGGTACTTTTTTTGATGGTTCATATTTATGGGTGAGTTGTTATAATGGTGGTACATCGTTATTAATAAAAATAAATCCAACAACAAATGTACCAATATTTACAATAACAACAGCATCTAATAATTGGGGTAATATAACATCAGATGGACAATATATATGGATAAATACAGATTCTTATTTAATTAAAATTAATCCAGATACTAAAGCTCTTGTTACTACCATAACAATTGATGGATATAATATTTTTTATGATGGAGAAGGAATATGGATAAGAACAAACTCTTCACCTCGTTTTTTAAAATACAACATATCTTCTTATCAAATAATGAATACTATATATATTGGGGCTTCTGTTAACGAAAAAAATTGTTTTGATGGTAGATATATATGGATTGGAAATCTATCATCAAGTCAATTAATTAAAATAGACACTAAATTCAATATAAATGTTATGACAATTTCACTTGTAAATGCATTTGGATCATGTATAGATATTGACGGATATTTATGGGTATGTAATAGAACTACTCCTGGAACTATAACTAAATTTAAAATATTTTAAGAGGTACATATGATACAATTAAACAATAAAACAAAAAAATTTCTTTTACAAACAATATTTAATTCTTATGAAGGAAATCATGGTAAAGTAGATTGGTCTATATATAAAAAAGATTCGATTAATAAATGGAACGTATCAGCTAGTCAAGGGTTTACAGCAGAAATACAAAATCATTCTATTTTAGGAAATGCATTAATAATTTGTTTTAGAGGTAGTGATGAAGGTGAAATAATAGATACTAAAAAAAGAAAAGATGATGATGATTGGGGGTACAATTTTGATTTTAAACAAGTACAAATTAAATTAGAAGACGGAAAAGAACTTATTATTCCATATGGTAATAACACATCTAAAATATTAATGCATCATGGTTTTATTAAACATTATAATTTAGTAAGAAATAAAATTCGTACTGCTGTAAAAGATGCTATAAATAAAAATCTAAATATAATTATAACAGGTCATTCTTTAGGTGGTGCTGTTACTACAGTTTGTACGGCTGATATACATTATATGATTACAGATGAGATGAAATTAAAAACAAATTGTACTGATGGTATTAATCTTATAGGATATGCCGCTAGTTCTCCTAAAGTAGGTAATAAAGCATTTGTTGAATCATTTAATAAAAGAATGAGTGGTTTCTTTTATAATGAACGTTTTTCAGATGACCCTGTTTCAAAAGTACCATTAGGATGCATGGATTATTATCATGTTGCAAATGAAAAAACATATGAAAATGTGTTATCTATACTAAGTAAACCAGTATTTGGATTTTTACCATTAGCAGTATGGTATCATCATCCAATGTTTATATATAATAGTTTAAAATAAAAAGGAAAAAATGAAATGAAATTTAAAGAATTATTTGAAAACAAAAATATTAAAAAAGGTGATTATGTTAGTATTGATTTAAATATAGTAAAAAAAATTAAAAACGAATCAAACTATTTAAATTTAGTAAATAAAGTAATAAGAAACGCAGAAAAAAATATGCCATATGTAGTCAGTGTTAATAATGATTATATTATGATTAGAACATGGGAATTAGATTTAATGGGTGATGTTATGGTACCAATTGAAGCAATAACAAAAGTAAAAGAATATATAAATTGAGTTAAAAAAATGAAAATTAAATTCACATCGTTATTAGAGAAGAAGGATCATTTGATAAAGAAGATACCAAAACTTACACAGGATGAGAAGGATGAATTAATAAATTTCTTTAATAAGAAACCAAATCTTGAGAATAAGATTGATTGGAATAATTATGCAAATCTAACATTTAAAGATTTCGAATCAGTTATGAATGAAACAAAAACTGAAAAAATTAAAAAAGTAAAAAGTCAAGGAATTAGTGGCTTAAAAGAAGGAACTGATTATTTTAAAATAAAAGGAGAATATGAAGGATATATTCCGTTATCATGGGAAGCATCTAAATTCTTAGCTTCTAAATATGTTGGTGATTGTGAAGGTAAATGGTGCGTAGCTTATCAAAAAAATAAAGAATCTTGGCTTGAATATATTTTTGATGAAAAACCAATGATATTTATATATTTACTTATAGGCGATACTAAGTATGCTATTGGTGTTTATCCTACATTAAAAACTGAAATTTATGATGCTGATGATAATAAAATTTCTAAAATTTCTAATGTTGATGTTAAACAAATTGTTAATGATAATAAAAATTTAATTGATAATGCTAAACAAATTATTTATAATAATGAACTAAATGATTTAATAAATACAAAAAATGGAGAAGATATTTATTGGTTTGGATTACATGCAGATAGTAACGTGTTTAATTATGAAAAAGCATTAGATGTTTTAATTGATTTAAAAGATACTGAACATATAGAAGATGCAGGAATATATTGGAAAAAATTTAATTATGAAAAAGCATTAGATGCGTTAATTGATTTAAAAGACAATCAAAGAATTTATTATGCAGGAATACATTGGAAAAAATTTAATTATAAAAAAGGTTTAGAGGCTCTTATTAAATTAAACGATGTATATAACATTTATAATGCTCTTTCTTATTGGAAAATTATTGATAAAAATAAATTATTAAATTTTTTAAATACATATAAAATAAGAAAAAATACGGATGATGAATTACATATTAAATGGATTAAAGATAAAATTAAAATTTTTAATAATTTATATAATAAAAAATAATATAAACGATAAATTAAAAAATTAAAATGAAAACTCTTAATATAACAAAACCAATTATATCTATATTTGCAAGTGGATTATCTATTAATTCATTATCATTACAACAAATAGAAGATATACATAATAACTCATATACTTTCTTCTTAAATTACGCTCCATGTAAATTTGATGACCGTCATATAGATTGTCTTATGTGGTCTGACAAATGTGTTACAAAATGGTTAGATGAATATTATAAAGAAAAACCTAAGTATACTCTTCTTACGAGACAAACAGCATTTCATCCAACAATTAAATATAATATAAAAGATTGGATTAACCATTGGTTTTACTTACCAGAAGAAAGATTAAAAGGAAGATATACCTTAGTATGGTTATTACAATTATTGCAATTATACTATCCTAATATTCCTATATATTTATATGGACATGATTGTAATGGAAATGGAAAATGGTATGATGAATACATACAAACAGATATTATAAAAAGAGGAAATAACTTTAATATAATTAAAAAAACAATTGAATGTGATGTTGAAATTAAAAAATACGTATCAATACAAACTATAAAACAAATAAAAAACTGTAATTTAAACTCAAAATCAATTTTATTTAAAAATAATATAAATAATAATATACAAGAGTAACTGTATTAAAGGAATATAAATAATAACATGAAAATAATATCTTATTATACTAAAGGAACACCATACGAACTTGATGGTTTATCATTAAAAAAAACATTAACTCAATTTCAATTAGATTTTGAAATAAAAAACGTATCATCACTTAGTTCAACAAAAGAAAATAGAAAACAAAAAAGTAAAATAATATTAGATGAAATGTATAATTTATCAAACGGAAATATATTAGTATATTTAGATATAAACGCTAGATTAACAAATATTCCAACGTTATTAACATCCGTTAATTATGATATATCATATCATTATATTGAACCGTTACAAAAGATATTAACTAATACATTATATTTTAATATAAATGAAACAACTAAAAATATTGTAAAACAATGGGTAACATTAAATGAGGATAATGATTTAAGTGAACAATTTAATTTTCAAACAGTTATTAAAAATAATACAAATTTAAACTCATATATATTACCATCTAATTATTGTTTTATTAATAATAATTGGCAAAAAAAACAACTTAATAATACGTTACCTATTATATCATATATATAAATAATAAATAAAGGATAAATCATATGCTTACTAAACATTGGAATATATCATCAACTGGGTCTACCATAATATCAGTAACTAAATCAATAGGTGATTATAATGCTATTTTTTCACCAACAGCATTAATTATTAATGTTGGTGGGAGTGCAGATATATATTTTAAAATGTTATCTGAAAATGATACGGTAGATGAAAGTTTATCTGATGGAATATTATTAGTTCACGGAAAAGAATATCAATTTGATATATTAAAAGACCCTATTTATAGTATCAATATAACATCAAGTGGTACTCCTTCAGTTACACTTAGTGCATATAGGTATATTAAAACAAGAGAAATTAATTATAACGGTATTCCTACAAATGGAATTTAAGAATGAGAAAAAAGAAGATTAAATTTCAAGACGTTCATCAAGTTGAATTACAAATAAAAAAAGATGATGAGGTAAGAAAACGTATAGAAATTTGGTTTAATTGGGGTATTAAAAATTTACCTATTATTGGATTATTAATAATTTTAAGTTTTGCTGTAATAGGATCTGGTATTTGGGGTTTTAATAAACTTAAAAATAATCCAGAAGAATTAATCAATTTAATAACTGGTAAAAACACAGCGCATAAAACATATATACACCCTAAAGGAGCACACTAATGAAAAAATTTTCATTAGAAAAACTAACTACTCCTATATTAGCGTTTATAACAATACTAGCAGTGTTTATTATATTTTGGAAAATAATGTCTAATCAAATTAATCCTGAAAATAAAGATATTATAATTTATTTACTTGGTGTATTATCTGGTGTACTAACTATGATAATTAGTTATTATTTTGGAAGTAGTAATCAATTTAACGAAAATACTGATAAAAACGAGAAAAACAATGATTGAAAAAATTAAACAATTATTCAAACAAAAAAATTATTCATTATTTGAAAATGATTCAAAACCTTTTAATTTAAATATTATAGGAATTAGAAATTTAGATAAAGTAAATTCATTTGATGATACATTACTAGTAACATGGAAATATAATAATAAGTGGTCTGAATTACAATTTTCTATTACAACAGAACCTGGATTATATTGGTTACAAAATCCTGAAAATAATAAAGGTACTGCTATATTAAAAGAAGGTCAATATAAAGGATTATGGGAATTAGGATTACATAAAGGTAAATATAAAGCATTAGTTCAAAAATCATCTTGTACAGTATTAAGAGATTCAAATAAAGATGATAAATTTGATACTGATAAAGTTGTTGAAGATACTGGATTATTTGGAATAAATTGTCATAGAGCAAATGAAAAACAAGAATCAACTCAAGTTGAAAAATGGTCTGCTGGTTGTCAAGTATTTGCAAATCCATTTGAATTTGAATTATTTATAAACATATGCGAACAATCTATAAATAATAGTAAATTTAATAATAGTTTTACATATACACTTATTAATATAAAAGACATACAAGGAATTTAATAAAAAATGTCGTCTACTGCAATTACTATAATAACAATATTAGCAACATCTGTAGCTGGATTAGTAGTTAAAATAATTTGGGATTGGCTTAATTCAGCTAAAAAAAATTCTAGAAGTGATTTCAAAGAACTTAAAGATGAAATTTCTAAACTAGCTGAACGTTTTGAAAAATCTGTATCTAAAATTGAAGAAAAATTTGAAAATCTAATAAAAGAATACGTTAGAGATACTAAATCAAATATAGATGATATATATGAAAAAGTAAGTGAATTAGATAAACATATAATAAAATTACAAACAGAAGTAACAATGTCAACATCTCAATTATCAGAAGTTGTTAAAAGAACAAATGAATTAGAAATTGCTACATCTATTTCTAAAAATAATACAAATAGAATTGATACATTAGAAAAAGAAATTCGGAGTAAACAATAATGATTTCTGTTCTTATCATTGAAGATTCTAAAAATATAGCTACTATTTATCATGATATAATTGAAGATATATTAAAAAATAAACAAGAACAATATATTATAAATATGGTAAGTAATTCAAATGATTATAATAATAAATTTTTACATACAACTTATAATTTAATAATATCTGATTGGTTTATAGACAATAATGAAACTGCTGATACTATTTTACTAAATATAAAATATAAACCACATGTTATTTTAATATCAGGTTTTATTAATAAAATGAATGATAAAATTTCGTTGTTAAAAAAAATGAATATAATTAACGAACTTTATCAAAAACCAGTACTTGTATATGGGGACAATGGATTAGAACAAATTTTTACAACAGCTATTAATACCATTATCACAGGTACGACATGTGAAAAAACTTAAATATTTTTTATTAACAATATTTGAAAAAAACATTATAATAATAAAAATAATACTAGACATATTCATATATGTATATATATTTAAATGGTTTAGTATCATATACATGATACCAAATATTGTAATATTAATAATGATATTACGTAATAAAGACCACATAAATAAATTTTTAAAAGACGTATCAAAAGAAGAAAAAGATTTTAAAAAAATTATTTATGATAGTAGATTTATTCAATTAGAAAATGAAATTAAAATTCTACAAGAATTTACTGGTTTTAGACCAATATATATATTTAAAATTTTATTTATGATAATAGGTATAATATTAATATCATTATTAAGCATACTACTATATAGCATAATAAACAATTCAATTTTTATATATAATACAATATTTATTATAATTAGTATATTAATATTTGGATATATAGTAATTATGATATGTATATATCTATTCATTTGGGGAAAAAAGAAAAACGAATTTTGTTTATCTTGTAATAGAATAAAAATATCAGATAATGTATATGATAATGAAGGACATATTATTAAAAAAGCACAATGGAAATCATTAAATGAATTTGGTAATTTTTCACATGGGTTGTGTGATGAATGTGCTAATGCTTTTATGGATAAAAACGTTATGGTTAAATCTGTAAAAATAGGTATGTTGCTTGTAAATAAAAATTTAATAACTAAAGAACAATTAGATGCTGCTATTAACTATCAAAAATCATTAAGAAATAAACGTATAGGTGATATATTAGTTGATAAGAAATTTATTGATAGATATGAGTTAGAAAAAGCTATAAATAATATATAATATAATTTTTTGTTAGGAGTACATAATGAATCAAGTAAAACCTTTTTTCAAAAAGTTCAAAGTACAAGTAGCTACTATAGGTATAGTAATAGAAGTAATTCTTGCTGTAATATCTGCTTTCGTATCACCAGAAATAACTGCTACTATTAAAAGTTTAATGATTGGAATTGTAACTATCATTTCAGTTGTAATTGGTGGACATACAGTTACTGATGTTGCAACTCAATTAAAATCAGGTGAAGATAAAGGAAAAGAATTAGCAAACGTAGTATCTTCAACAATAGAAGACGGAAAGAAACTAACTTCTAAAAAATGAACATTAGTAAGTTAAAAATAGACGTTCCTGAAATAACTATAATTGCTTCAGGAACATCTATTAATACTATACCAAAATCATTTTTCGAGTATATGAAATCTAGAAGTTATGTTATAGGATTAAATTATTCATCATGCTACTTTACAGAAAAAGAATTACATGCTATATGGTGGAGTGATATTAACGTATCTTCTTGGTTAGATACATATCATACTAATAAACCTAACCTTGTATTAATAAGTAGAGAAGAAGCGTTTTTAGTAAATCATTTTACAAAATTATATGATTGGGTTGATTATTTTTTTAATACAGATGAATCAAATATAAATTATACAATTGCTTGGGTATTACAAAATGTAAGAAAATTAAATCCTTTATCTACTATTAATATTTTTGGATTAGATGGATATGGTAATGGTAAATGGTATGATACATATATTAGTTGGGATGAACATAGACGAGGAAAAACATATAACATACAAAAAAATATACAACAATCTTTTAATAATATTATAAAAACAATTTCACCAAAAAATATTATCAATTATAATATTCATAGTACATTAGATTATTTTTCTAAAAGAGATTGGAAGGAATTAGAAAATGAATATATTACATTTATCAAATAGTTTAATGGCGGGCGCGCCATCTAATTTATCATCAATTATAAACAAGTATACAGAACATAAATCATGTTGTATATGTGAAAGAACATTTCCAAATAAAGATTTAAATAAATTATATTGGAATTATGATTATATACATCCAACTGATAATATTTTACAAGAAAAAATAGAATGGTCTGATATTATACATTTTCATAATAAACCAACATTTAGAAATATAAAAACATATCATAAAAAAACATGTTTACAATTTCATTCTCAACCAGAACATCACGGAACATATATTCCATATCAAACATATAAAGAATTCAATAACAAAAAATTAGTAGTAGGTAATTATCAAACTAGATATTATACAGATGCAATTATAGTTCCTAATATGATTGATATATGGGATGAACTATATACACCAGAAATAAAAGATAAAGATACAATATCTATAATATTTAGTTATGCATGGGAACAAATAAATTCTTGGAGTGATAAAGGAAGTAGATTTATAATACCAATACTTGAAAAATTACAAAAAGAATTTTCAAACGTAAAAACATATTGTATAACAAATACGCCATTTAATGAATTAATGAAAATTAAGAAAACATGCGATATAGTAATTGATGATATAATAACAGGGGCTGCTCATTTATCTTCATTTGAAGGATTATCAGTTGGGTCAGTTGTGTTTAATAATATAGATATATACACTAAACAAACAATTTCTTCTTTATCTTCACCTGACATACCATTCATAAAATCATCACCATCAACATTATACAACTATTTACAATGTTGTTGTAGAGATATACAACATTGTAAACAAAACGGTATAAATAATAGAGAATGGATAGAAAAACATTTTGATCCTAAAAAATTAGTTGATTACTATATTAAGTTTTACAATACATTATAAGGATATAAATAATTTCATGAATATAAAATTTCCATTTAAAAAAGATCAACGATATTATGATTTACATTATAAATATATATTAAATATTTTACTATATGATAAAAATAATGTAATAACATTTACAGACGAAACACCAATATCAAATACAGCCTTTATATGTTATATGAATAATAATAAAGTAATTTTTGATTTTTCAGATAGTAGTGATTTATGTATAAATACTACAATATATCCTATTTTTAAATTTCATTATGAGTATAATAAAAACTATACAAAAAATGTATATCCTATCACGCCTATTTCTTTTTATAATTGGAGTGAATTTTTTATTAATAGTAAACAAATAATATACAACCATAAAAATACTGTATTACATAATCAACGTTCATATGGTAATGCTATAGAAAGAAGAAATTTAGTAAAAAACATATTACAAAACAGTATATATTCTAATATTATAGATACTACTATAACTAATCAACAACAATATTGGAATAAAATAAATATAGCATTAGTATCTATTTGTGTTCCTGGATTTTGTAATAATATGTTGGATAGAGGTCAATTACAATATATAGGATTTGGTTGTCCAACTATATCTCCATATATACCAGAAATATTTTCATATACTAGTTGTTTAATTCCAGACGTTCATTATATAAAATGTAACAATGATTATTCTGATATATTAGAAAAAATAGATTGGTGTATTCATCACACTCAAAAATGTATTCAAATTGGAGATAATGCTAAAGAATGGTTTAATAATACTAGTACTCCAGATAAATTAAATAATTGGATATATAATGTAGTAAATGAATTCTATAAATAACAATAAAAGACAGAGGATATTATATGTTAATAAGTATTACAATACCAACATTAAAAACAAAAGAACAACTTAAATCATTAATACAAGAAATAACTAATAATACACATGATGTTGAATATGAATTAATATATTCATGTATACAACAATCAGCGGCAAAAAATAGAAATTGGTGCATAGATAATTCTAAAGGAGATATCATCATTCAAATGGATGATGATATGACAGGATTTTATGAAGGATGGTGTTCATCATTAATTAAACCGTTAATAGATACTCCAGAAAAATATTCTATAGTTGCATCTAGATTACTTGATAAAAATAAAAATATAGGACCAATGTTAGGAGATGGTAATAATAAATTAAACATAAATGAACCATATGTAAAAGCTATACACACCAAAGAAACAGGATTAAATTTAGTATGTTCTGCTTGTATTGCTTTTAAACGATGTAATGTTAGATTCTGTGAAGACTTTTTAGGTGCAACATACGAAGATTCTTATTTTGCTTTTGAAATGAATAAAGCATTTCCAGATAAAATTGTGATTATAAATAATTTATGTAAACTAATTCATTTAGGTGAAAGTAAAGGTAGACAAGTAGGAGGAGTTAATGCTTGGGCTCATAATAGAAAATTATTTCATAAATTAACAGGAATTTATATATAATAATGAATATAACATCTAAAATATACGTAGCAGGACATACTGGTCTTGTTGGTAGTGCTTTAATAAGAAAACTTATCAAATATGGTTATACAAATATAATAACTAAAACACATAAAGAATTAGATTTAATAAATCAACAAGATGTAGATAATTTTTTTAATACAGAAAAACCAGAATACGTATTTTTATCAGCTGCTATGGTTGGTGGTATATTAGCAAATAATACATATAAAGCAGATTTTATATATAATAATCTTATGATAGAATCTAATGTATTATTTAGTTCTTATAAACATAATGTTGAGAAATTAATTTTCTTAGGTTCGTCTTGTATTTATCCTAAAAACTGTTCTCAACCTATAAAAGAAGAATATTTATTAACAGGTGAATTAGAATCAACTAATGAACCATATGCAGTATCTAAAATAGCAGGTATTAAATTATGTGAAAGTTTTAATTATCAATATAATACTAAATTTATACCTGTAATGCCAACTAATTTATATGGTATAAATGATAATTTTGATTTACAAAACAGTCATGTATTACCAGCATTAATTAGAAAAATACACGAAGCAAAATGTAATAATACAAACGTTACTATATGGGGAGATGGTTCAGCATTACGAGAATTTTTATATGTAGATGATTTAGCAGATGCTTTAATATTTATAATGGAAAAATATAATGATACATCTATTATTAATATAGGAACAGGAAAAGAAATTTCTATAAAAAATTTAGTACATATGATTAGTTATATTATTAATTACGATTGTGAAATTATATTTGATACTACTAAACCAAATGGTACACTTAGAAAAATATTAGATGTTACTAAATTAACAAATTTAGGATGGAATTGTACAACAGATATAATAACAGGTATTGAACAAACATATACTTGGTTTAAAAATAATTATAATACAATAAGGGGTAAGTAATGAAAATTGGTTTATTTTATAAAATGCCTAATAGAATGGTAGGATGTTGGAAGGTTGCTAATAATTTAATTAGAGGATTACAACAACTTAATATTCAAGTTTCTGAAAATAAAATTGAAGAATATAATGGGTCTATACATGGTAGTATAACAGAATTTGAAAATAGAACATTACCAAAAAATACTTTAATTGGACCAGAAATAATGGTGTTACCAACTGATATGTCATGGGTATGGCAAACATGGAATAATTTAGTACAACCATCTCAATGGGTAGTAGATTATATGAGAACATTTCCTATTACTAAAAATAATAAATTATGGGTATGGTCAGTTGGTATAGATACAAATCAATTTAATGATGATAATAAGAACATAACTACAGATTGTTTTATATATTATAAAAATGTAACTCATCAAACTCCTATATCTAAACTAAATAATGTTACTAATGTATTAAAATCAAAAAATATATCATATAAAGTAATTGAATATGGTAATTATAATGAAGACCAATTAAAACAATTATGTAAAACATGTAAATTTTGTATTATGCTTTGTGGTACTGAAAGTCAAGGTATTGCTTATATGGAAATATTATCTTCAGGTGTACCAATGTATGTTATAGATGAAAAAACATTCAAATATTCTTCATTCACATTTACAAATGATAATGTATCTTCTGCTCCATATTTTAATAATGAATGTGGTATAAAAACAACTGATATTAACAGTCTAGATTTATTTATAAATAATTTAGACAAGTATAATCCAAGAAAATATATACTTGAAAATCATACATTAAAAATTGGTGCTCAAAAATATGTAGATATACTACTTCAAATAGGGAAATAAAAATAATGTTAGATTGGAATAATCCAGATAAAATAACTACAGAAACATCAATAATAGTTAAAGATGATTTCATATATAAACACGGGTGTTCTAAATATATAGACAGAGAATATACGTGTTTAAATATGTTAAAATATTCTGGATATGTACCTAAAGTAAAAAGACTTGATAAAAATACATTAGAAATAGAAAAAATAAATCAAACACTAATAACAAATGAAGAAGAATGGTTTAATCATTATGAAAAAGTATTATTAGTTTTAAATGATTCAAATATTATACACGGTGATTTAACAATGTATAATATTATACCTAATAATAACAAACCATACATTATTGATTTTAGTGAAGCAATATTTAATACAGAAAACAAAAATCCTAAACGACCAGAACCTGATTCAATATTATTATTTAGAAATATGATTTATCATTTTGAAAATAAAAAATATCCTGTTTTCTATAATAGTAGAGTACCAGAAATTTGGTATCACATTAAAAAAACACTATCTAAAAATAATAAATTAACATTTATAGATTTAGGTTGTGGTATGGGTGATTTATCTATTAGAACTATGATTGATTATAATTATACTGGAATATTAGTTGAAAAAGAGTTAATGTTAATTAATGATATTATTAAAAAAACACAAAATTTAAGTTTACCATATATCATGGAAAATATGGATATTTTAAATTTCATTAAACAAAATAAAAAAGCAAATATTATGTATTGTTGTTCAGTATTACCATATTTCACTAAAGAAGAACAACAATCGATATTAAAATATATGTGTAATAATAGTGATGTATCATATATTGAAATTCAATATTATTTAGATGGACCAGGAACTATAAAAAATGACGATGAATGTAAAACAGTATTACATCAAAGTGGTTTTAATAGTATAGAAGATATAGGTTCAACATATATTGATTATAGAAATATGTATAGAAAAATTTGGAAGTGTACAAAATGATTAATATTGTAATTTTTTCTAAAGATAGAGCGTGTCAATTAGAATTATGTATTAGAACAGTAATAGAAAAATTACATATACCATTTAAAATATATGTTCAATATATTACATCTTCATCTTTATTTGAAGATGGATATATAAAATTAATACAGTCACATACAGATATTATTTTTATAAAAGAAAAGTATGTTAAACAAACATTAATTTGTTTATTACAATCACTACAAAATAAACACGTTTTGTTTTTAACAGATGATGATGTTTTTATTAATGATGTAACACAAACAGAATTTGATACCGTATTTACAAAATATGAAATGGATATTAACATACACTCATTATCATTTAGAATGAATCCGACTATTGATTATTGTTATCCTGCTAAAAAACATATGAAAAAACCAGACTGTTTTTTAGAACAAGAAAAATATTTAGTATGGGATTGGACAAAATGTGAATTACATATGTGTTGGGGATACCCAATGGCTATTAATTCTCATTTATATAGAATACATGAAATATTACCGATAATAGAACGAAACGAATTCAAAAACATAAATGAATTAGAAGCCAGAATTAATAGTAATAGATTTAGAAATAAACCATTATTATTATCATTTACAGAATCAAAACTATTTAATATACAAAACAATTTTGTAAAAGAATTTAATAATCATAATGATGTATCATTATCACAATATAATGTTAATACGTTAAATAATAAATTTTTAAATGATTATATAATATCAACAGAAAATATTTACGGTATAAAAAGAAATATGGCTCACGGACAACTTGATTATATTTTTGTAAGGAAATAATTATGATTAAATGTGTAATTTTTGATTTAGATGGTGTATTAGTAGATACAAAACCTTTTCATTTTGAAGCATTAAATGTAGCTCTTAGTAAAATTGATGATAAATATGTTATTACATATAATGAACATATTAATAAATATGATGGATTATCTACAAACAAAAAACTAGAAATGCTTACCTTAGATAAAGGATTACCTAAAGAATATTATAAACAAATATGGGAAGATAAACAAGAATTAACTTTTAAATTTCTTGAACAAAATATTACATTTAATCCTTCATTATATGAACTATTTAAAAAATTGAAAGAAGATGGATACTATGTATGTGTTGCTTCTAATTCTATTTCTAAAACTATAAAAATATGTTTACAAAATTTAAATTTATTTATGTTGGTTGATTACTACTTATCAAATGAAGATGTATTACAACCTAAACCGAATCCAGAAATATATTTAAAATGTATGATTTCAAAATCATATTCACCAAAAGAAACAATGATTGTTGAAGATTCACATGTTGGTAGAATAGGTGCATATAATTCAGGTGCAAATGTTTGTCCAGTTAAAGATTGTTCAGAGGTAACTATGAAAAAAATATATAATAGCATACAAGAATTTAATACAAAACAAGAAACATCTAAACCAGAACAAAAATGGAAAGATGATAATCTTACTGTACTTATACCTATGGCAGGTGAAGGAAGTAGATTCGTTAAAGCTGGATATACGTTTCCTAAACCATTAATTGAAATATATGGTAAACCAATGATTCAAATTGTAGTAGAAAATTTAAATATAGACGCTCAATACGTATATATAATTCAAAAAAAACATGATGAAAAATATAACTTACATAGCGTATTAAATGTAATTACTCCAGGTTGTAAAATAGTAACAGTAGATTCTTTAACTGATGGTGCTGCATGTACTACATTACTTGCAAAAGAATATATAGATAATGATAAGCAATTACTAATAGCAAATTCTGATCAATATATAAAATGGAATTCATGTGAATACATGTATTATATGACTACTCATAAACAACAAGATGGTAATATATTAACATTTACTAATACACATCCTAAATGGTCATATATTAGATATGATGAAAATAATTATGTAACAGATGTTAAAGAAAAAGAAGTTATATCAGATAAAGCAACTATTGGTATATACTATTGGAGAAAAGGATCTGATTATGTAAAATATGCACAACAAATGATTAATAAAAATATACGATATGGAACCAACTTTAACGGTAAAGGAGAATTTTACGTAGCTCCTACTTATAATGAAGCAATAAAAGATAATAAAAAAATAGGATTTTATGATATACAAGATATGTGGGGTTTAGGTACTCCAGAAGATTTAAATTATTTTTTATCTAAAAAGGAATTATAAAAATGAATATACACTGTATAGGTAATAGTCATTTAAATACTTTTTCGTATACTAGCGGATTTACTAATTTTCAATTTTCAAATAATCCTATATTTCGTTTTCATTGGTTAGGACCAGTTATAGCATATAATTATTATGAACATTATTTACAAAAAACAAAAGAATATTTAAAAACTATTAATAAAGAAAACGATTATGTTATTATTGTAGTTGGTGAGGTTGATTGTAGATTACATTTACCAAAACAAGCAGATGAACAACATAAATCAGATGATACTATAGTTAAAGAATGTATTGATAGATTATCACGAGTATTTAATGAATTAAAACAAGAATATAAATTAATAATATTTGGAACTCATCCAACAACACCAGAACAACATAATATGTCAAATATAGATAGACCTATTTATGGAGATATGAAAAGAAGAAATAATATTTGTGTGTTATGGAATAATTATTTACAACAATACTCAAAAGACAATAATATATCATATATATCTATATATGAATATTTAGTAGATGAACATAATAATACTAAAACAGAATACTTTTTTGATTACTGTCATTTAAATGGAATTAAAGTAATACCATTTATACAACAAGAATTTTTAAAAATAGGAATAACATTACATGAACCCAAATAATTATATAACATGGAAAAAATTTATATCAATAGCAAAATCAAAATGTGATTTAACTTTTTATGATGATAAATGTCATCCATTACATTACGGGTTATCATTAAATGGTAAATTACCTTTTTCTGTTAATGAATATGAATTCAACTATATGAAAGATTTTATAATAAAACATAATCTACAATTAGGATATGAATTAGCAACTGGAATTGGAGTATCAACTGTTGGTATAGGATTAGGTTTTAAACAAACAGATGGTATGCTATTAACATTAGATTCATATATTGAAGAAAAGAATCAAAATATTGTAGATAATAAATATGACTTTAATATGGTAGTAAATAGTAAAGGATACAACAATAATAAAAAACTATTACAAGCATTTGAAGTAGATAAAAATGTTGTATTAAAACAAGGTTGGAGCCCAGTAGATTCTATAAAATATCTTAATTCATATTTCAATGATAAAAAATTAGATTTTGTATTTTTAGACTGTCCTAAATTTATTGATGAATATGATAGAGACGTAAAGTATTTAAAAGATTATATTAACAAAGAAAAATTTGCAATTTTTGTTCATGATACTCATTGTATGAGAAATGATTATATTGTGTTATCAGAAAAATATTTTGATATAACACCTATATTCATAAATACATACATGATTAATAATACTGAAATAAAAGTTGAATTTCCTATTAGCTTAATAACAAATATACAAGGATACTAAAAATGGAATTTACTTTTGGTATAATAACAGCTCCAACAGGTGAACATTTTGTTGATAGTGCTATAAATTCTATTTTAATGTTAAACATACCTTCTGATAAATTTGAAATTATTATAGTTGGTGCTCAAAATAGATTTAATCATCCAAATATAAGACATATTAAATTTAAAGAACATGAAAAAGGTGCATGGATAACAAAAAAGAAAAATATAATAGTACAAAATGCAAAATTTAATAACATAGTATTACAACATGATTATATAATATATGATAAACATTGGTATCAAAATTTTATAATTTTTGGTAATGATTTTGATGTATGTATTAACAAAATTATTAATACAGATGGAAAACGTTTTAGAGATTGGACATTCTACGCTGGATTTATACCTAATTTAAAAATTAATGACGATATTAAAAAAGAAATGTTTGCTAGTGGAAATTGGTTAATACCATATCATATTAAAAATAAAAATTTAAAAGATTACATGTATATATCAGGAGCGTATTGGATTGCTAAAAAACATGTTATGGAAGAATTTCCTTTAAATGAACAATTATTTTGGGGAGAATCTGAAGATATAGAATGGACTTCTCGTGTTGTTAAAAAATATGATTTATCTTTGAATGATACATCTATTGTTAGATTGTTGAAAAATAAAGGACCAGAATTTTGTGAAGTAGAAGAACGTTTTTATAAATATTTAGAAGAATATGGTAATGACATATGAAAAAATATAATATACAAGATATGATTAAAGGTTGGTTTGTAGGTGGATTTGAACCAACAGTATTTAAAACAACAAATTGTGAAGTTGGATATAAAGAATATAATAGTGGAGATAATGAACCAAAACATTATCATAAAATAGCAACAGAAATAACAGTTATAATAGAAGGTTCAGTTAAAATGAATAATGTAATATATAAAAAAGGTGATATTATAGTGATAGAACCAAATGAATCTACAGATTTTATATCATTAGAAAATTCTAAAACTATAGTAGTTAAAATTCCAGGAGCTTTAAATGATAAATATATCTCATAGAGGAAATATAAACGGTAGAAATCCCGAAAAAGAAAACACAAAAAAATATATTGAAAAAGCATTAAAATATGGTTTTGATTGTGAAATAGATTTATGGCTTATAAATAATAATTTTTTCTTAGGACATGATGAACCTAAAGAAAAATGTAAGTTTGAATGGTTATATAAACATAGAAAAAAATTATGGATACATTGTAAAAATATATCATGTTTAGAAATATTAAATAAAGAAGAATTTAATTGTTTTTTTCATAATACAGATGATGTTGTTTTAACATCTAAAAATTATTTATGGACATATCCAGGTAAACAATTAACATATAATTCTATTGGATTATTTTTTGATAAAAAACCAGAAAACTTTAATTATCCTTGTGCTGGAATATGTAGTGATTATATAGAATCTTATTATATTAAACCATATTACTACTTAGAGGTATAATGAAAAAAGCATTAATAACTGGTATAACAGGACAAGACGGTTCATATCTTGCGGAATTACTATTAGAAAAAGGATATGAAGTTCATGGTATTATACGCCGTTCATCATCTTTTAATACTGGGAGAATAGAACATTTATTTAAAGATATACATAATGATGATATTAAAATGTTTTTACATTATGGTGATTTAAGTGATAGTGCTAATATTCATTCATTGATAGAAAAAATACAACCTGATGAAATTTATAATTTAGGTGCTCAATCCCATGTTAAAGTATCTTTTGATATTCCAGAATATACTAGTGATATTACAGGATTAGGAACATTAAGAATACTTGAAGCAATTAGAAATATAAATCCATTTATAAAATTTTATCAAGCATCATCATCTGAATTATATGGAAAAGTACAAGAAATACCACAAACAGAAAATACACCTTTTTACCCGCGTTCACCATATGGTGTATCTAAATTATATTCATATTGGATAACTAGAAATTATAGAGAATCATACAACATATTTGCTTGTAATGGAATTTTATTTAATCACGAATCTCCTAGAAGAGGTAAAACGTTTGTTACAAAAAAAATAACAGAAGGTGTTGCTAAAATTTATCATAATACACAACAGTGTATATATTTAGGTAATTTAGATGCAAAGAGAGATTGGGGATATGCTAAAGATTATGTAAATGGTATGTGGTTAATGTTACAGCAAGAATATCCAGATGATTATATATTAGCAACAAACGAAACTCATACTATTAGAGAATTTTGCGAATTGGCATTTTCTTATATTCAAATGAATATAACATGGAAAGGATATGGTATTGATGAAATAGGATATGATAATAATGGAATTGCTAGAATAAAAATAGATAAACAATATTTTAGACCATCTGAAGTTGATATATTATTAGGGGATTACTCTAAAGCTAAATCTAAATTAGGATGGAAACCAAATACAACTTTTAATGAACTTGTAAAATACATGGTTGAATATGATATACAACACACTGGAGAAATAACGTGAAAATAGAAAAACTGACAACAGCAACAATATTATCTATTATAAAAAAAGCTAGAGAAACATATATTAAACCTAAAAACAATGATAAAAAGTAGTTGATTTTTTTAAGGATATAGTGTATAATAATTGTATGAGTGTAACGTATAATGATTTAATCAAATTTTTTCCTCATCAAAATATAAGGGAAATACAACAACAAGCATTGTATAAATGTGCTGAATTTTTAAATAATGATAAAAAATATCTTATTTTAGAATTACCTCCTGGAGTTGGGAAAAGTGCTATAGGTATGACTATAGCACGTTATTTTAAAAATAAAAATAAATCTACATATTATATTACACCACAAAAAATATTACAAGATCAATATGCAAATGAATTTAAAGATATAGCAATAATAAAAGGTAAAAAAAATTATAGATGTCTACATGATCCATTTTTAACTTGTGATTATGGAGCATGTGAAAAATCATCTAAACAATTAATAAAACCAGAACTTACATATGATACAGATAATAAAGAAAATAATATAAAAAATAAAAAATCTAAACAAAAATGTATTAATTGTCCATATAAAATAGCAGTAGAAGATGCTTTTAATTCATCAATATCATTATTTAATTTTGATGGTTATTATTTACATACAAATTTTTCAAAATTTTCTTCTCAAGAAAGAAATTTATTAATAATAGATGAATGTCATAAAATAGAAAATAAAATGATTAATTTATATTCATTATCTTTATCTAAAAAAGAACATTCTGATTTACCTGAATATAAAAATATACATCAATATCAACCATATTTAATTAAACTAAGAATGATGTTGGAACAAAATATTAATGATAATAATCAACAATTAAATCTTGTTACTATAGATAATACATTATTAGATAGACTATTAAAAGAAAGAGATAAAAATATAGACAAGATTTCAAAAATAGAAAAAATACTAAATAATATAGAACATGACTGGGTAATAAATACTGAGTATAATTTTGATAAAACATTTAAAGGAATAGAAATAAAAAAATTATACGTTAATGATGTTATACCGTCTTATATATTTAAAAAGACACCTAAAATTATTTTAATGTCAGCAACTATTATTAATCCAAAAGAATTTTGTACATATAATGGAATACCGTATAACTCTGCAATGTATTTTAATGCGGGTTCTCCATTTAATATTAATAATAGAAAGATATATATAATAGGTAGCGGATCAATGTCTATGAAAAATTTTGATTTTTCTAAAAAAATGTTGGTAGAAGATATTAAAAGAATTATTAATCATCATAAAAATGATAGAGGTATTATACACACATACTCTAATAAAATAGCAAACTTTATTAGAGATACTATTATTGATGATAGAATTATAGTAAAAGATGATAAACATTCTATAGAATATTGTTTGAATAAATTAAAAGAATCTAAAAATGGTATTATAGTTGGGTCTGCTATGGAAGAAGGGTTAGATTTAAAAGATGATTTATCTAGATTTCAAATAATTTCAAAAATACCATACCCTAATTTAGGTGATAATCAAATACGTATTCGTAAAGATAATGATAAAGAATATTATCAATATTTAACAATATTAACATTATGTCAAGCATATGGACGTTCAATTCGTACACATACTGATTATGCTAATACATATATATTAGATAGTGATTTTAGTAGACTAACAAGAAATTGTATGCCTAAATGGTTTAATGAAGCAATAACTTTAGATAGTAGTTTTTTATACACATGACAAAAAATTTATTAAATAATAACAAATATTCCGCTCTTGGTATAATGGAAGGTGTTAGTGGTTTTGGTAAATGTGTGTCTAGTGTATTTAATACTATAAACGGTATTAGATATACTAAAACTACATCTAAAGAAATTATTTTAAAACAAAAAGTAGAACAATATATTATAGATGAATACATCAAAGAATGGGAAAATGAAGAAAAAGAAAAAATAAACAAAAAATTAATACAAAAAAATAAATCAAAATCATTATCACATAACGGTACACGAAGATTTTCATTATATAAAATTTTAGAATTATTAAAAATCATATCAGATACTGATATGATAATATTGTTATTCATTTATTTCAATAAACCATCATTACAATCAACTAAAAAATTATTACATACAATACCATATTCAACAATTCAAAAATCATTTAAAAAATTACAAAAATTAAATTTAATAGAAAAACAAAATACTAATTTTTCAATAACACAAAAAATATTTAACTATCTAAAATCAAATTCATCTGAACCGAGTGTATTAATATCAAATAATGATGTAATTAATAAAAACAAACAATATATAGATATATTATACTATCAATACTTATGGTTATTACAAGAAGAACAAGAAACAACAATGATAAATTATTCATTATTATATGAAAAAGGTATAACTAAAACAAGACTAAAAAAATTATCAAAATTAGGAATGATTGAAATAAACTATAAAACACCTATAAATAAATTAGATAAAATAAATTTTCAAGATAAAAATCTTTTCTATAGAAAACTTAGTTGTAAAACACCAAATATATTCTTTTTTCCAAACTTAACTAATACTACATGTAATATTAAATGTACACCTAAACAAAAAATACATCATATACAACAATTTTTTCATGTAGACATTAATACAACTACAACTACTACAACTATTAAATGTTGGAATGAAAAAATATTTAATGAAATAATAAATGATAATTCTTTAAATATAGACGAAATTGAGTTTAAATATGATAAGAATCTCGTTGTAACAAAAGTAGAAAATAAAATAACTACTTTGCGGAAAAACTTAGCATCTCAAAATCAAATTAATTATTTAAAAGGATTATCTTTATTTGATAAACATTGTTACTCTGTTTGTAAGGTAAAAGAGTCGTTAGCAAGAGCTATACGATCTAATGAATTAAAAAGAAGATGGATTGTAAATAGAAATCATGAATACGAATTTAATCCAGATCGTATTAATGAATTATTACAATCTAATTTCTTTACAAAATAATTTTTTACTATATTTTTTTGTTATAAAAAATATTTTTTATTAGATATAAGTAGTACTATATCGTAACGAAATAATATTTGTTTTAATATAATAAAAATTACATTTATATACATTATATAGCAGTTGACTTATTATTATAAATATATATATTATAATACATATATAAAAAAACTAGTTTAAAAAATAACTTTACTTTTTTATTAAAGCCGTGTATTATAAGGAGATACAAATATGTCATTAATTAATATGAAACGAACTGTTGTTAACAATGAGGAATTCTATAATGAATTAAAACAATATTTAAAAGAAAAAAATAAAAATCCAGAACTACATATACCAGAACATTTAAGTGAACTTATATATATATTAATATATAATTTAACATTTAATAGAAAATTTATTAATTATACATTTAAAGATTTGTTTATATCAGAAGCTATGTATACATGTTTACGATATATAGATAAATTTGATGTTACAAAATATACTAATCCTTTTGCTTATTTTACACAAATAGCATATAATTGTTTTCTAACTATAATAATAAATGAAAAAAAACAATCAAAAATAAAAGATAAATTATGGAGTAATAATACTTTTTATCAACCTTGTAAAAAAATATTTGTAGAAGGTTGTGAAAAAAAAGCAAATTTTGCTCCTATAACTCTTACTGAAAATAATATAACAATTGAATTTAAAACTCAACAAGAATGGGATGAATATGTACAATCATTAAAACAAAACAAATAATACAGACTTGATTTATTATAAAATATAGTTTATAATATTATAAAAACAAAGTGTGAGAATAACAATGAAATTATGTATATTAACTGATATTCATTTTGGTATAAAAAATGATGATGAAAAATATTTAACTCAATATCAATTACCAATACTAAATAAAATATTACAATATTGTTGTGATAATAATATTACAACAATTATACATTTAGGAGATTTATTTAATTCAAGAAAAAAAATTGATATAAGAACTTGGAAAACAATAAAAACTAATTTTTTTGACATATTAAAAAAACATCATATTAATTTTATTACAATAACAGGAAATCATGATTTATATTATACATCAGATTCTAGTGTTTCTTCTTATTCTATTTTAGAAGAATATAATAATATAAAAATAATTAATACTATTGAAACTATTAAATTTGATAATTGTTCATTTTGTTTTGTTCCTTGGCTTTCTAATGAACAAGAAAAAAAAGAATTTTTACAAACTATTAATACTACGTCTTTCAATATTTTAGCAGGACATTTTGATATTCAAGACTTTGAAATAACAAAAGGTATAATATCAACAAATGGATTTAACAAACAAATATTTTCTAATATAGAATTAGTATTATCTGGACATTATCATACTAAACAACAACAAGAAAATATTTTATATTTAGGTACTCAATATGAATTAAACTGGAATGATTATAATCAACAAAAAGGGTATTACGTTTTTGATACTATAAATCATTCTATAGAATTTAATGAATTAGATACTGAATTACATATGAAAATATTATATACAGATGATTTTTATAATTCAATTAATGATGATTATTTTTATAAATTTAATAATAAACCTCTTATTATAAGAATAATTGTTCAACAATGTTCTAATGAAAAACAATTACAAGATTTTATTTCAAAACTTGAACAAACAAAAGTATGGGAAATAAATATTATAGATAATACAACATATCATACCATTCTTAAAAATATTGAATATAATAATGATAATCAAAATTTAATAGAAATAATAAAAGAATATTTAGTTATTACTAAACAGTATAATGATACATTATTTAAAATTATAAGTAAAATATATTTAGAATCTCAGGAGATATAAATGTTTGAAATTGAAAAAATAGAATTCAAAAATATACTCCGTTATGGAAATGAAATAACAACAATTGATTTTAATGATTTTAATTCTGTATCTATTATTGGTAAAAATGGTTCTGGTAAAACATCATCAATTGTTGAACCATTATTTTTTGGTCTATATGGAAAACCATATAGAAAAGGAATGAAAAAAGATAAATTAATTAATAAAATAAATAAAAAAGATTGTTATGTTAAAATAACATGTAAACAATATGGTAATTCATATACAATTGAAAGAGGTATAAAACCTTCAATTTTAAAAGTAAGTAAAAACGGTGAAGAATTAAAAGAATCTGTTTCAAAAACAGATTTTCAAAAAGATGTTATTGAAAAAATAATAGGAGTTGATTATAAAACATTTAAACAAATGATTATAATTGACAATAAATTTTATACACCTTTTATGTGTTTAAATAGTGAAGAGAAAAAACAAATAGTTGATAAATTATTTAGTCTTATTGATATTACAATAATGAATGATATATCTAAAAAATATAAAATAAAATCTAATGAAAGAATAACAGAATTTCAAAATGAAATATCTTTATTAAAAGAAAAAATTACTATTAATAAACAATTAGAATTAGAAAATAATAATCAAAAAATATTAGATTTAACTAATAATATTAATTCCAATACACTTTCATTACAAGAAATAAATAATACATATAATATAATTATACAATCTATTGATAAAATGTTAATTCAAGAAAAACAAATAACTAATGATTTAAATAAATATGAATTACAACAATCATATACACAAGCATATGAAAATAAACAACAATATGAACAAGAATTAAAACAATATAAATCACAATATTCAATAATAAAAGAACAATATAATAATACAATAAAACAATTATCAGATATTATAAAATATGAAGAATATATCACTATACAAAAAAAATTAGATTTATTACATAAAGATAATATAACAAATAAAGAATATATTGATAAATATACTATTATTACTAATAGATGTAATAATATGCTTGATGAAGCATATAAAGAAAAAGATAGTTTAATTAATATCATTAATACTATTAAACAAAGTATTAATGATATTAATTATGATATTAATAAAAATAATGAAAAAATAAATTTATTATTATTAGGTAAATGTGATAAATGTGGACATGTATTTGAAAATAAAGATGAAGATATTAAACATATAATAATACATAACGAAGAGTTAATTAAAAAAATAACTAATTTAGAACAACAAATAGTATTAAATAATACTAATAAATCAATATATGAAAAATATATTAAAAAATTAACTGTAATTAAAACTAATTCAAATTCAAATTATATATCATATAATACAATTATAGATAAAAATAAAAATGAAATTTCAGATATAGAAAAAAAATTATCAACATATACTAATACTATTAATACTAATATTATTAATACTAATACTATTAATAAAACAAAAGAAGAATTACATGAAATTATAAATAATTTAGCAGTTGATATGACTACTATACATGGTTCTATTTTACATTATGAAAGTCTTATTATAAATATAGATAAACAGTTTGATTTTTCAAAACAACAAGAATATATTGAATATAATGTAGATGAACTAAAAACTAAAAAACAAAAATTAAAACAACAATATGAAGAAAATTGTATACAAAAAAAAGTATTAGAACAAAATATTAATACATTAAAACAAAATATACAAAAAGATTCTGATAAAGTAGAAGAATTAAAAAGAAAACCTATTGGAACTATTAATATTATATTATTAGATTCTAAATTAAAACAGTTAGAAAATAAAAAAATTAATGAACAAGGAATGTTTAACTGCTTTAAACAAGCAGAAGAAATATTAGGTAAAGATGGTGTTAAAACGTTTGCTATAAAAAAATATTTACCTACATTTAACGCTTTAATTTCTAAATATCTTGAAATACTAGGTTCTAGATATATATTTTCTCTTAATGAAAATATGGAAGAAGAAATTAATGAAAAATTTAGAAATGTAGAAGAATATACTTCTATGTCAGCAGGTGAACAAGCTAGAGTAGATTTAGCCATATTATTTGCTATGATTGATTTTTCAGAAATAAAAAATCAATGTAAAACTAATTTTTTAATACTTGATGAATTTTTGGGTGCTAGTGGTTCACTTGATAGTGAAGGTAAAGAAACAATAGTTCAATTATTACAAACTAAAATTAATAAAAAATTACTTGTCATAACACATGATGAAGAAATTAAAAATATGTTTGAAAAACATTATGAAGCAATTAGAGATGGTATTTTTTCTACTTTAAAAAAAGGATGGTAATATGATTATAACACTTTTTATGGTAATATGATTATAATATTAACAATTATAAGAGATTAAAACAAACAAAAAATTATTTAAAAGAGATAAAATATGAAAAATAAACCATACTATGATAAAAATGGAATAACGATATACAACGGAGATTGTATAGAAATAATGAAGCAATTTAATGACAAAAGTTTTGACATTGTACTGACTGATCCACCATATGGAATTAATTTTCAAAGCAATTATAGAAAAATAAAACATGATAAAATTGTCAATGATGATGTGTTTAATATTGAAGCTGTAAATGAATTTTTTAGATTAGCAATTAATGCAGTATATGTTTTTTGCAGATGGGATAATTTGATAACATTACCAAAGCCAAAATCATTTATTGTTTGGGTAAAAAATAACTGGTCTATGGGAGACTTAAAACATGAACACGGTAGACAATGGGAAGGAATTGCTTTTTATCCTCAAGAAAAGCATAAATTTATTAAAAGAATACCAGATGTAATAAATGCAAAAAGAACGAAAAATAATTTACATCCTACAGAAAAACCAGTAGAATTAATTGAAGAATTAATTAAAAATAATGAAGGAGATCTAATAATTGATCCATTTATGGGAAGTGGAACAACACTTGTTGCAGCTCGTAATCTTGGAAGAAAAGCAATAGGTATAGAATTATCAGAAAAATATTGTGAAATAGCTGTAAAGAGACTAAATGAAAATATATAAAATAATTATTAGATTATTAAGTAACTAGAGACGGCTTTTTTCTATTTAAAAAAAAAGGATGGTAATATGATTATAACATTTTTTACGGTAATTTGTATTATAATATTAACAATTATATTTAATAAATTATTTGTTATGTTTCAACTAAATGAAAATGAACAAGAAAAGCCGGAATTTAATAGTAAAGATATTTTACGTATAATTTTTACTATAGTTGAATTTATATGTATTGGTATTATTATTTATATCAATAGAGGTTTATAATGGAATCAATTAGACATTATTCATTAACAGAAGATAGTAAATATATTATGATGGAATCTACCCAAAAAGTAATAGATGGTAATGGATTATCTGTTGGTGATAAAATTAACGTTGTATATTTTTCTAAAGAAGAGGTAGAATATATGTATAATTTATTTTCTAAAAATAAAAATTAATGAAAATAGGTATAGATTCTTCTTTTACGTCTCCTGGTATAACTGTAGAGGTAGATAATATGTTGTATTTTTATTTTTTTTCAAATAAAAAAAAATATGAAAATTTTTTTTATAAAGAAAAAAATATAATGATTACCTGTTTTAAAAAACCTGAGTTTGAATATAGAATTCAAGATATGAAATATTATGTTAATATAATAATTAAATCTATATTAAATATTATTAATGATACTAATACTAATAATAATATAAACGTTGGTATTGAAGGATATTCTTATAATAGTGCTTTATCTCAAGGTGCTTCTAAATTATATGAATTAGGAGGTATTTTACGATATGAGTTATTCAACAATTTTAATATTATACCACAAGAATTTCCACCAACTACTATAAAAAAATATTTTACTGGTTCTGGAACATCTACAAAATTTTCTATGGTACATCAATTTATATCTTGTACTAATTTAGATTGGTTTAACATTTTAAATATAAAACAAGATATACAAGATTTATCTCCGTTATCAGATATTGCTGATAGTTATGCTGTAATGAAATATATAACACAGGAAAAAATAAATCAAATAAATATAGTTGATAATATTATACAACTATTTGAATAAATATAAATAATAGACGAGGAATAAAATGCAATTATCTATAATATCAAATGATTTATCACAATTTATAGTTGATTATAAAGACACTAAAAATTTTACTACATTTAAAGAAACAATTGAGGATATATTAGAAACTAAAATATTTAATTTTTTAACATATTCTAATATATCTAAATTTCTAACTCATTCATTAAAAGAGCAATTATTTAATGAATATAAACAATGTAATTTAATTAAAAAAGAATATGTTGATGATTCTGTAAAACCTTTATTCTAAGGAGTGTACATAATATGGATTTTAATCTAAAGTATAAAAACGGTATTTTAATTGATGAAACAATAGTTGCTGATATTAAAGAAAAATTAGATGAATATGAAATTACAGATGAAGACATACATAAATTAATTAAAAAAATTAATTATAATGATGAACATTATCAGTTTGTATATAATTTAGGTTTATTTATAGGGTCGGTAATGCAAAAAGAATATTCTAAATATGAAATTAAAAAAATAAAAAGAAAAATATCAAATGCAATTGATATAATTATTAAAGGAGTATAAGTTATGAGAGAAAAACAAACAGTTCAAACTATGTTAAAAGCAGTTGAAGATATAGAAAATAATATTAGTCCTACATTTACAAAAAAAACTATTCATTTAAATGAAGCTAGCCAATTAGGTATATTATTATCTTCTAAATTAACAGAAAATGAATTTAATGAATATATAGATGAATTGAAAAATAAATATAAAAAACATAAAAAAACAACGGTTATTATTGATGATTTAACTGAAAATGTAAAAGAAAAATTTTTGAATTTATTGGAAAAAAGTAAGATTTAAATTTGACTTTTATAGAAATATTGATATATTATATATCAATAAAATATTGAAGGAGTTATTATGAATAAAATAGTTATACCTAAACAAGTATTAAATTATTTGTATGAAACATTGACAAATACTTTTACTTTACGAAATTTTACTAATAATACTTTATATAGTATTAAACCGCACAAATTTACATCTAATATAAAATTAAAAGAAAATATAAAACAGTATTTGATTTCTGCTATAAGAAAAGGATTTGCTTCTTCTGCTTATGAATATATGGTTTCAGAAGAAAAAATGAAACAATTAACAATAGAAAATATGGGAACTTCAATTTGTGTAATTAATATTATGAAAGAATTACATATGTCTACAGGTGCTAATAGAGAACATTCTTATAATCGTAGAACTAAAGAATTTACTAAAGTTGCTGAGATATATGATTTTGAATTCTTTTTAACTAAACTTACACGAAAATTATTTAAAAAATATGGAATAAATAATGTAAAAATTTATTCTTTAGATATAGTAAATAAGAGAGTTTAAATGAAAAAAATTTATACATATGTTCAATATTATAATAAAGAAATAACAGAAGTTGGAGTAACATCAGAAGGAAAAAAATTTATAAATAAAAAAAATTTTAATCCTATTATTTTTGAAAAAAGTAATGATAAAACAAATTATAAAGATGTATATGGCAATTATGTAAAAGAAGTCCCTATAAAATCTTTATATTTATATTATGAAAATTATAAAAATATACTTAATCATTATTATTGTGGAGATATAGATCCAGTGTATCAATATATATATAAAGAATATACTGATGATATAATTGATATACCTAATATTCCTATATCTATTATAGATATTGAAACAGAAGTAATAGATAGTTTTCCTGATCCTGATTTAGCTAAAGAAAAAATATTATCTATTACTATGAATTGTTCAGAAAGAGATAAAAAATATATAATAGTATTAGGATATAAAAAATATAATAAAGAATTAAACGAAAAAATAAAATATATACAATGTAATAATGAAGAAGAATTGTTAATAAAATTTTGGAAAACTTTAAATTATTTTTCAATTATTGTTGGATGGAATTTAGACAATTTTGATATTAAATATTTAGTTAATAGATCAAATATAATTATACCAGATTTTAAACAATATTTACCACTTAAAACATTTTGGAATAAAACAGAAAATAGAAAAACACCAGCTGGATATGTAATTCATAATACATATAAATTACCTGGTTATATATTATATGATTATATTGAATTATTTAAAAAATTTAATTTTAAACCCCAAGAGTCATATTCATTAGATGCAATTTCTAAAAAATATTTGAATAGAGGTAAAATTGATTGGAAAAAAGAAGGATACAAATCATTCAATGATTTGTATGAAAATAATTTTGAAAAATTTATAGATTATAATATAGAAGATACTCAATTAATAGCAGATTTAGAAGATAAATTTGGATATATAAAACAAGCAATTAATTTGTCTTATATGTGTCATATAAATTTAGATGATATGTGGGGTACTATAAAACCATGGGATGTATATATATATAATGAATTAATGAAAAAAAGAATTGTACCAATAAAACAATCAGAACATGAAAAAATTGCATATGAAGGAGCTTTTGTAAAAGATTCAATTAAAGGATTACATAAATGGGTTGTTAGTTATGATGTTAATTCTCTTTATCCTAATATATTTATTTCATTAAATATGTCTCCTCTTACTATTAAAAATAAATGTAATAGTGAATTAAGTGTTGAAGAATTACTTGAAGATAAATTTAATTTAGAATATTTAAAACAAACAAATGAAAGTATATCAGCATGTGGACATCATTTTGATATATCTAAACAAGATCCCATATGTTCCATTATAGAAAATGTATATAATTTAAGAGTACAACATAAAAAATTGATGAAAGAATATAATAAAAATGGAGATACATCAAATGCTTTGAGAGAAGAAGAACAAGTACAAACATTAAAAATTCTAATTAATTCGTTGTATGGTGCTTTTGCTTCTCCTTTCTTTAGATGGTCTGATATTCGTATTTCTAGATCTACTACTTTAACTGGACAATATATTGACAGAAAAATTGCTCAACAAATAAATAAAAAAATTTCAAATATTTTACATTGGGAAAAAGATAGAATAGTAGCAATGGACACAGATTCTTGTTATGTTGTTTTAGATGATGTAGTTGAAGATTGGAAAAAGAAAACAAATAATGAAAATGTATCTGATAGTGAAATTATAAAATTTGTAATATCGTTTTGTGATAAAATAATTGAACCTGTTATTAATGACACATTACATTATATATCAACATATCTAAATTGTTTTAAAAATAATTTTAAAATGGAAAGAGAAAAAATAGCAGATAAAAGTATTTTTATTGAAAAAAAAATGTACATACTTTCTGTTAGAGTAAATGGTGATTCAATATTAGAAGAACAAGATTTTGTATATAAAGGTGTTGATATAATTAAAACTTCAACGCCTGTTGTAGTTAGAGATGAATTAAAAAATGTTGTTAAATTTATATTTGATACAAATGATGAAAATAAATTAAAACAATATATAAATGATTATAAAAAACAATTTATGTCTTTTAATGTTGATGATATTGCATCTCCTAAAGGTATTAAAGGCATGAATAATTATATACCTACTATAAGTAATGATGGTTTTATATGGAAAAAAAGTACTCCTATTCATGTTAGAGCATGTTGGATATATAATGAATTAATAAAGAAATATAAAATAGATAATAAATATCCTAAAATTATAGATAATGAAAAAATAAAATATGTATATTTATTATTACCTAATCCTATTAAAGAAAATGTAATAGGTTTTCCTAATGGATATGATTTACCTAAAGAATTTGATTTATATCAATATATTGATTGGGAAACTAATTATGAAAAGAATTTTTTATCATCATTAGATAATATAATTAAATGTTTAAATTGGAAAATAAATTCTAATATTACGCATTCTTTATTTTAAGTTGATTTTTTAATAGATGCATAGTATAATATATTTTATTAATATGATTTTAATCATGTTTAAAATATAGGAGTTATATAATGAGACAATGGTTAATTAATCCAAAGGATTTATGTAATAAACATTTATTGGGTGAACATTGTGAACATCATATGTTTATTGGAACTATTAAAAAAAGAAAATCTATAACAGGGTTTTTAAATAAAAATTTATTAGAACCAAAATCTTTATATAAAAGACACGAAGAACTTAAAAAAGAAATGATAAGAAGAGGTATGAATCATTATTCTGAATTAGAGCAAATAAATTTAAATGAATATTTAACAAAAGAAGAATTAGAATGTCGTATAAATAAACAATTATCTATACAAGATTTAAAAAATAGATGTTCTAATTGTTTTAAAGAGAAATAAATATGTGTTCTATAACCGGTTCCTTTATACTTAATAAAGCATTTACTATTGCAAATGAAAGTAAATTTAGAGGTAAGGAAACTCATTCTATTTATGGTATTACAAATAACGGTAAAATTAAAAAACAATATAAAACAAATAATCACGAGTTAGATGAAATATCAATATTACGTTACCATGATGGTGCAGTAGAACCATTGTATAATATTATACATCAACAATCAATTACTATCAACCCGAAAAATAATAATTTATTAGAACAAATACATCCAGCGGAATTTAATGGTTCATATCTATGGCATAATGGTATTATTAGACCTAGATATATCGATGTGATGAAAAAAGAATTATTAGATGTTAGTAATTGGGATACTAAATTGTTATGTAAGATGTTGAATAAAAAAGGATTTGATTGTTTATCTAATATTGATGGTTCTTTTGCTTGTATATATATTAAAAACGATATTGTATATATATATTTAGGACACCATCTGCTCCATTATATATAGATAAAAATTTAACTATAGGTAGTATTAAATTTGATGAATCTGAAATGATGGATTATAATATCATATATGTTTTAAATTTGGAAAATAAAAAATTAATTAAGAAAGATACTTTTAATAGTAGAGATTACCCGTATTATTTTAATGAATTTTAATAAGGAGAAAATATGAAATTTGAATATCCTCAAATATTAATGATAATTATTGTATTTATAAATTTTATAACTAATATTTATAATACTATTAAAAACGAAAAAGAAAAAGAAAATATAGAAATAAAAGTTGTTATTACTGTACTTTCTAGTATTTTGGTATATGGTTTTGTATTTGGTATATTATTATATATTGGTGGTTTTTGGACAAAATAATATTAATAAAATGAAATATAAATTATATAGGAGAATATAAGATATGTTTAATGTTAAACAAGCAACTGGCGAGTTATTATTATTAGTAACAGATTTGAAATTTCATGATATGAAAATAACTTATAATACAATTTTAAGAGAACTTAAAAAGAAACCATGTTATGAACTTCATAAATTATTACCTAAAGGAAATAAACAAGGTACTAAAAATAAAGAAAAACAATTATTAGATATTTGTAAAAAAGTTGAAATTGTTTTTGAACAAGAAGAATAAAATATAAATATTTGATTTTATATGATAAGTATGTTATAATATAAACATAATAGTAAGAGTTAATAATAATTTTTTATTTAATGGAGATAACTATGTTAATGACATTAATAATATTACATTTTATATTTTTAATAGGAACGTTGTTTTACTTTAATGTATGGCAATTATATATTAAAACATATGATGGTACAACATCTTTACAAGTAAAAGATTTATTGTTATTATGTATATCATTATCTGGTTTAATTACTGTGTATATTTCTTTAATTATTACTTTTATAGTGGATAGAATATGAAAAAAATTGTAATTATTGATACTGAATTACATGAAATTAAAAATGAAAAAAACATTATTATTAAGAAAAATAAAACAATTATTAAGAACTTAAAATTTATGAATAATTTGTTTTTAAATAATTATTCTTATAAATGGTTATTAGAGGAATGGGAATATATTGATAATAATAGAATTCAATTAATATTTTCAAATGACGGTAGTAAATTAAAACCTGTTCATATAATTGCTAATAATAATGTTGGTCCAAAAGCATTGTTTCAAACAGAAAAAATGCTTTGTTTAAGAATTCAAAATAATATGTTTGAATTATCTAAATACAGTATTGACGAACAAGGGATAATTAATTCGTCTGTTATACAAATGGGAAATTTTATTAATATTAATGAATTAGAAAAAGTATCTTTATATAAAGAACCTATAAAACATCTTATAGAAAAAATTAATAATAATAATTATTCAACACCAATTTATGCAGAACAAATTTGATGTTTATAAAATTACATATTATAATAAAGTAGGAGATAAAAATGAAATTTACATCAGAACAAGTAAGTATCTTAAAAACACTTTCTAAAATTAATGAACAAATGTATTTTACAAGTAATACATTAGGATTATCAAGTAATGATAAGAATTGTATAGTATACTATGATTGGGATGTTATTTGGAAAAAATCTTTTGGTATTTATGATATGAAAAGTTTTCTTAGTGTTTTATCCTTATATAAGGAACCAGAATTAATTGAAGAAGAAACTAATATTATTATTAAAGAAGGTAGAGAAAAAACTACAATAAAGCATACTAGTAAACAATGTATTATTTGTCCTCCAGATAAAGAAACTATATTTACATCTATTAATAATCAAAATAAATTACATGATACATTTAAGATTACTAAAGATGAAATGTCTCATTTACTATTACAAACAAATGTATTGAAAACTCAACATATTGTTTTTAATGTTAATGAAATAACGTCTCTTAATAAAAATAATTCTGCTGTAACAAATTTTACTCTTCAAATAGAAGGAATGAATTCACCTGAAAAGACCTTGGATAGAACTCATTTTGTTAATATGAGAGAAAGTTCATATACTGTTAAAATTATGGATAATGTTGTTATTTTTACTGATGATGTAAATAAAATTACATATATTTTTTCTCTTGTTATTTAATAGTATATGGAGTAATATATGAGTATTGAATTATTTCAAAAAGATGTTAATGAATATATATGGTCTCAAAAATATAGACCTAAAAATATAAATGATTTAATAATTACTCCTAGTATGGAAGATGTTATTAAAAAGTATATATATGATAAAGATATTCCTGATTTAATATTATATTCTGATATTCCTGGAACAGGAAAAACATCAACAGCATTAGTATTAGCAAATGAATTACAGTTAGAATATTTATTAATCAATGCTTCTGCTAATGCGAATATTGATACACTTAGAAATGATATTCAATTATTCGCTCAAACAGTATCAATGAATGGTAAGAAAAAAATAGTGATATTAGATGAAGCTGATAATCCAACATCTAATGCTTTTTATCCAGCACTTAGACCTATTATGGAACAATTTTCTCATAATTGTTCTTTTATTTTAACATGTAATTCAGTGGATAAAATTCCAGACCCAATAAAATCGAGATGTCAAACATATGAATTTATAATTAATGATAAAAAAGAATTAGCTAAAAAAATATTTTCTAGATTATGTTTTATATTAGATAATGAACATATTGAATATAATAAAAAAGTAATATCTGATATAGTACTTAAATATTTTCCAGATATTCGATCAATGATACAATCTTGCCAACAACATCAACTTTCTTTAACAGATGTTACTATTAAAAATAAGTTGGATGGTTATGATTTAGATGCTTTGTTTTTAGCAATGAAAGATAAAGATTTTACAACTGTTAGAGAAGTAGTATATAATAATATTCATAATTTAAATTCTATTTATATTCAAATTTATGATAAGCTAAAGGAAAATATTAGATCAGAAGATATAGCAACATCTATTCTTATTATAAATGAATATCAATATAAACATTATTTTGTTGTTAATAAAGAGATTAATATAGTTGCTTTTTTAATAGAATTAACAAAATCTGTTCAATTTATTAAATAAAAGGAGTACATTATGTATAATTCATTTATATTTGAGTTGAACGATATAGAAAGATATAAAGTATGTTCATATATGAAAAAATATGGAATAGATGAATATAGTAATGAAGGAGAAGAGTTTATTTCTTTACTGAAATTAATGTATAATAATTATGAATTTAAAGAATTAAAAAATAGAATATGTCAATATGAACAGGATTTAAATGACTTACAAGATATCATTGGTGAAGTAAAAGATAAACTTGAAACAATACAATATAATTAAAAGGAACATATGCAAATACTTAACTTTGATTTTTATACATATTTACTTAATACTCTTAATTATAAAAATGAAGATTATATTGGAAAAAGTAAACATGAAAAATTGCATTATGCACTATTAGAAGAAAATGATAATAATATAAAATTTAGCGTAAAATTTGTAAATATACAATTAAAAAAAGTGTCAGTAAAATCTTCTGGATTTATTATTAATGTTGATAAAAAAACAAAAGAAGCATCTATTGTGAATTTATCTAAAAAAGGTAAATGTGATGAAAATAGAATTTTATTTTATTTTTTAGAACCTTTTTATACTTTGTTTAATAATGAGGAGGATATTGATGAATTTGAAGGCATATATTTTTAGAAAAAAAGGTGCTATATGGGAAGGGTCTATTGTTATATCTACAACAGAACAAAAAGCAATTGAAATACTAACATCTAAATTTACAGATGTTACATTAGGTGATTACTTAATTAAAGAAATTGAATTGAAAGAAGGTGTAATATTATGACTAATGTAGAATGGATAACTAAAATAAATAATGATGGAAAACCAGTTACTATTTTAGTTGATTTTAGTAGTATATTTATACGTACATCTTTTTCTTGTATTGAAGAATTACAAAAAACAGCATTTGAAGAGTGGGAATGGATTAAAGCTCTAATTATAGATAACTTACTTACATTTAAAAAAGCATTTAAACAATCTCAATTAGTATTATGTTTTGATACTAAAGTTGATGGTAAATATTGGAGACATGATGTATATAGTAATTATAAAAAAACACGTAAGGAACAATTATCATCGATACCTAAAGATATTTTATTTAAAGAAAATATGTTGTTTAGACAAGAATTACAAGAATATTTTTCTTGGAAATTAATAGATATAACTGGTATTGAAGCTGATGATAGTATTGGTGTATTATCTCAATATTTAAATGAACACAGTATAATTATATATTCACCAGATAAAGATTTTAAACAATTGCAAAAATATGAAAACGTGTATATATACGATACTATGAAATCAATGTTTATTATAGAAGAAAATCCTACACGGTTTTTGTTTATGCAAATATTAAAAGGAGATACTGCAGATTGTATTCCTAATTATATGAGTGAAGAAGATGTATTAATAACACCAGGTAAAAGACAACCATCCATACGAGAAACGAAAATAACGGAAATGTATGAAGTATTTAATTCTAACATTCAAGAATTTAAACAAAAATATTTAACTACACCATTATATGAAAAAAGATTTATTCAAAATAGAAAACTAGTAGATTTAGCGTTTATACCTAATAATATTAAAAATGATATTATATCATGTTATAATAATTGTAAACCAAAAGGTAATTTTAACACATTTTTAGAATTTTGTAAAAAATATGATTTAGAAGAATTATCTATGAAAATTTATTAAAGGATATAACTATGTTGTTAGATGATGAGAAATTTAGAGATATGGTAAAAAACGATGTTGCTATAGATAAAGGCTTGCTTGATAATGAAATATTAACACATACAACTAAAATACAAAGATATGTTACTCTTTGGTTTAATAAAGGTTTTCAATTAAAAAATAAAATTCGTGAACGAGATAAGTTGTATAGAGAATTATACAACTATTATAAATTTCAATATGAAAAAGTATTAGATAGTTTTTCTGAAATAAAGACGTATATTGAAGGTGATGATAAATATATAGAATTACAAAAGCAAATAGATGAAATAACTATAGATTATAATTTTTTGGAAAAAACATTAGAAAATTTAAAAGATAAAGGTTATAATTTAAAAAATTATATTGAATGGCAAAAATATCTTAAAGGTGATAGAGATTGACACAAATAGAAAATAATATATCTGAAGAAATAACAAATATAAATAATGGTATGTCAATAACTATTAATGTTTGTTATTATAATGAAACATACATACGCATCAATGCACCATCATCAATATTAAATGAAATATCTTCATATTTTAAATATAGAGTACCTGATTATGATATGAAAAAGAGAATGAATCCAAAACTAAAATGGTGGGATGGATATGTAAAATTATTTAATAAGAAACAACAGTTATTATATTTTGGTTTATTATATAGATTATATGAATTTTGTAAAGATAGAAATTTTTCCATTCAAATAGACAATGAAATACTTAATAGAAAGAAAAATATAACAATTAATGAAATACAAAATTTTGTAGATACATTAAATTTACCTTTTCCATTAAGAGATTATCAATTACTATCATTACAATCGTCTATTTCTTCTCAAAAGAAAATTATAATAAGTCCAACGTCTTCTGGTAAAAGTTTATTTATATATTGTTATATTCAATATGTGTTACAACAATGTTCAGGAAAAATATTATTAATAGTACCTAATACAGGTCTTGTTTCTCAAATGTATAATGATTTTATAGAATATAATTGTAAACATTCTTTACACACAATCACTGCGGGTAAAAATAAACAATCAGTAGATAGAATATATATAAGTACATGGCAAAGTTTATTACCGTATATAAAAGAAAGTAAAGATTATGAATTAACAGATGAT